AAGAAGATCACTCCCTCAAAGTCAGCTGGAATTGAAAAACCTTCGAGGCCTCCAGCCAAAAAGCCTCTTGTTGAGCAGGAACCAGTTGAGTGCGTCTTGTTGGAGTCAGCTTTGCCAGACTTGTCGTAGCTCCGGATTCCGAAGAAGAGGAGGGCCGAATCGTCGCAGGTATTTATTTTATTTACTTTTATTTACTTTTAGGCATTACGTTCGCAGTTAAAATATATACGAACGCAATGCGAACGCATTTATAATTATATATTGTATTGAATATCAGGCTTTTTATGTTTTTCTTTTTTCCATCTCACGATTGCGTTTTTTCTGTTCTGTTCTGAAATTTCAGTTGACTTCTTTAGTCGCCTACTTATGCTTTCTGAAAAGAAGCATCCTTCGTTATCAAATTTGAATAACCCAAAGTCATTTACGATACTTTTAACCAATGCTGATTCCGTTCGTAAATCGTATGCAATGCCATCGTAGTCAGGTCGTAATGCGTTCGCATTGTTGTAAAGGTCCTCAATAATGCACCAAAACAGTCCATACCCATTCATCCCATGTTTTCGGATAAGTGTTTTTATCTTATCGTCTGTTCTTGCATTGTAGTCGTGAGTGAAGTAGTACATATTTTTCATTTTATTCTAACTATATGGGTAGAACCATCATTTGCGCTATAACACCGGAACTTACACGGTATATTGTGATATCTACAATAACTCTTTGCGCTTGTAAGTAACTTACTCGTGTTCGTTTCCGTAAAGCAACGATCTTCGTTTACTTTAAAATCGGAGAAATCGTATCGCTTGTTTTTACCTCCACGGTTTTCAGGAATTACTGGTTGTTTGTTCATTTTCTATTTGTTTTAAAAATACGATGCAAAGATAAATATAAAAAACAAAAAGTCAAGGTAAAAGTTAAATATTTTCAAAAAAAGTTTTGAGTATATGTCGAGAACGATATTTTTGTTCATACATTTGTGACCATAAGTAATCATTTCCCGCCAAATGATGCTTATGGGAAATAAGGCGGGATATAAACAAAAAACAGAAACAGTATGAATATAGAAGGAATTTCAAGTTCAATAACAGTGCTGGGTAGCATTGTTCAACGAGTAACGTCATCAACGGGTTCAATTTCGGATTCAGTATCCAATTTGAATACAATACTCAGCAGATTAAGAGGGTTATCAAAAGATAACGCTTCATCTCCTACACCCGTAAAGGAACCTGACGACAACCATTTAGACCGACTTGGTTATCAAATGGATTCTCAAACGGAGTTGCTAAACATGCTTCACAATCAGATCGACGAGTTATCATCAATCATTTAAAAACAAAAAGCACCATGAGTACAGAAAAAGATTCAGTGAAGAAAGTCTCAGAAGATTTTCACAAGGAGATGCAGAAAGTCGTAAACAAGTCAGAAGGCTTCAACAAAATTTCCGTTTCTACCGATGGGGGGCAGACGTATCAGACAATCGCAGAAAAGAAACCTGCTCCCGAAAAAGACACGTATCGGGTTATGAAGGAATCAACGCGACTTGAATGCCAACTTACGGACCCTGAAAAGTTATCCTACTCACAGGACTTAACGGAACATATAACCGACAAGTCACGGGCAGAGGACAATCTGAAATCCTTTAAAAGCCAGATGAAGTCTGAAATTGACGGTCACATTGCCGCCATCAACCTTTTGAGTGGGTAAAATTTCTTCCGGCAGGGAGTACCGCCTTGTTGACATTGAAATCCATTTCGACTACAATACCCGCTTAAAAACCTATATACGTACCGACACGGGGCAGGTATTTAAACACGAAGCCATCCAACAGCACGAACTCCAACTTCACCTTGACCTCGAAGAAAAAAGACTGATCGAAGAAGATAAGATCAACAAGGCAAGGGAACCAAAACCGGAACAACCAAGTGCCGGATTACCGCAAATGTTCATTGACGAAGATTAAAAGACAAAAATGCTTCCTAAGAAAAAGATGAAAGGCCGTGTCATAGTGTTACTCACAAAGGGTGATGAAAAACTCTTTGTGGGTAATTCGGCGGCAGCCATAGCAAGGGATATGGGAAAACATAAACTAACTCTAACTCGTGCCGCCCTATTAGCCGAAAAGTCCGGTAAGGGAAAATATGAAAACAGTCATTATACCGTATGGGTAACTGATAAGTTCATTAAGGGAGCAAAAAGAAACGGGAATTTTACCTATTGATTTTAGTGTCAAAAGAAACTACATTTGCAAAAACGATTTTTATGTCAGACAACAGCAACACTAAATCAGTAGTACTTTCGTTCGTTTTCAACTCACCTGTACTTGTTCCGTGGAGTGTCGTAGAGAAACACCAGGATAATCCCGAAGATGCCACAGAAGCAATCCTATTGTGGTTAGAAGCCAAACGGGAGGGAAATCGCTTTCGGGAAAACGATTCTGTGTGCGAGATGAACAACCCGAATTTGAAAATGACTATCCGCAGGATTATCCGGCAAACGGTCAATGAGGGTATGCCGACGGAAAAGAAAAGACTTATCGGAATGGAATGCTACTGGTGGAGTACAGCAGACGAAGCCATGTCATACTTTATGCAGATGCTTAAACGTGGGAGAAGCACTCCCGGATCATTTACAGACGAAGAAGCAGAGAAGGGAATCGAATAAAACACTTTAAACTTTAAACAATGAAAAAGCTATTTCTTTTATTTGCTTTGTCAATTCTGACGAGCATCGTATTTGCACAGAACCCCGTACTTGTTTACAGGTATGCAACACCAACTACCCAACTTGGTCGAACGCTTGTTGATGGAAATGTTATCATTGTGAGGTCAACAGGACAGATGATAGAAGTCACAAAGACCTTTACGGCAACGGCTACCCCTGCATCGGTTATCACTGACGGGCATTCCCGGGTATATCCATACGCTTCTACGGGTATTTCGAGCCTTACCCCTGCAACGACGGGAGCCGGAACAATCGGTACATCATCCCTTAAATTCCTTTATGGATACATCAACGGCTTTGTTAACAAAGACAGCATCATCCCCGCTACAACCGGAACAGGATATATAGGCACATCAACTCATCATTTCGGCATAGGTTATATTAACGCACTTTACGCTACATCACTGACAATCGGGGCGCAGGCACTTACACGAAAAGATGCTAACGGACTAACATTACCTCATTCTCTTACTACCATTGATTCTATATTCACATCCATTGTTCAATGCGACCGAACGAACGCCACCGTAGTTGCTGCCAATAACGTTAACGCTTCATATCTTGGATTAACCGCCAGCGACACAACGACAAAAACCGCAGGGAGGGTTGTTTACCTTAACGGTCATTTTTGGGGAGCCAACGGAACAAAGTACATAAAACTCGACAACTAACATGAAAAAGATAATTTTGTTTCTGTTTATCCTGTCATTACCCGTTATAGGGTTTTGTCAGAATGGGATGGGGGACCTTATCAACCTTCAGTTTGGTTTGTATGGAGTTGAACGGGTAAGTAACCTAACCAAGCACACCAACGTAACGGGCTATTACTATGTCATGCCGGAGATACTTTGTATCATTGACACCGTTTGGTGGATGCCGGGGAAGAAACCCGCAGGGGTATCCGTTACCATGCACACCGACACATTATCGGCAGGGATACCCTACTTGCTTCCGATAAAAAGCATCAAGTTGAGTAAAGGCCGATGTTTACTTTATAAGAACAAACCTTAATCCGGGGTACGCCCCGGTTTTTTTATTTATCCATAAATCGACGGAGTAATGGTATTCTTATACTTTGATGTAATAGCAGGAAAAGTTCTTTGTTCGCCCGAAGCTATGACACGCCCGGATGTTCAGAAACTATATCAGGCAGACAAGTCAAAGGATAAAAGCCATTTCAACGCAGTATGCACCGCAGTCTATTGGATATACAAGCCAAGGAACATTTACTGGAATAAGTCTGTTCAGGAACGTATCAAGATTGTCAACGAAGATTACCTTCGACCATTTCAGACGACATGGGAACAACTGGCAAAAGAGACGGGAGTAAAAGCCTTTACAGAATCATTTGTTGACTTATCACAGACTATCAATGATCGTGCTGACCAGAACCTTCGTAATGACTTTGAAGCACTCATGGAAGCCTTAAACGATGTTCCCACAAAGGTAGATGTAGATATTCCTGCGGGAGTAGATGCCTTATGTGAAGATGGAAAGGTTCGTAAATTAAAAAAGGCTGTAAAGGTTACTATCCCTAACTTCTCGGAAAAGGCTGAACTCTGGAAGCAGTATGAATCATTTTCAAAGATACTAAAGAATATCCAGGCTTTTCTGAAAATCGAAGAAGCAGAAAGATCAAAGGAGGGTGAAAATACATGGTTGTACGATGATCCAAATAAGGTTCAGGGATGATATTCACGAACTCAAAAGCATTCGCCCCGGTATCCGAAAAGGTTGACATCCCTTGGGATAAAGATATGTTTTGGGTTTCCCCTAAGGAGGTTCCGTACAAGTTAAAGAATGACCTTAAAAAGTTTACCACTAAATTCATACCGGACAAGGCATGGTGGAACCGCCAACTTTACCGTTGTGTAAATGGTTATACCGTACCAAATGCCGTTGATTTTTCCCAAAGGGGAGATACTTTTGTTGATGGTTGGAACATGGATGTCCTGCCGGATGGGAGTAGGTATATAAAACACCTTGACATCACCATACCTGCATCTGGTGATATTTGGATTTCGGGTAGGAATTATTTCTATTTGAACTTTTGGAACATTTCTATTGAGGACAAACTTCAACATAGTAAGACTTACGGGCATCCATGGTTTACAGACTTATCATGGGAAAATTGGATGCTTCGGGAAAGGTCAAGACGAGAGTTTAAAGATATGACATGGGCCAAGACAAGGCAACGTGCTATTTCATCGGAAGAAGCCTGTGACCATGGATGGATATGGTTTTTCATGTCAAATGTTCAAACCGCAATAACATCGGGAAGGGATTATTACAATGACAATACCTACCTAATGGTTAAGGATGGGATTAAGGAAATGGCCAATACTGCATTCTTTAAAACCATTGAGTATGACAACGATAACAAATTTACATCGAAATATACAGGGATTGAAATTCATAACCGTACTGCCAACGGGAATGCCGAAGTATTGAATGGTCTTAATAAACTTTACAAAGCCCACATTGAAGAATTTGGGATTATGGAAGAAGGTCTTGCTACCGAGATCATAAAGAATATCAGGCCGTCAATCATCACAGGAGGTAAACGCAGAACGGGATACATTGTCCTTTCCGGCACGTCAGGTAAAAAAGACGAAAAGGGCAAAGCCACGGTAAATAACCTTGCTGACCTTGAAAAGTTCACATACAATCCCGTTGAAAACAGAATGCTTGAAATAGATAACCTATACGACAGGCGGGAACAAAACGAAGAACGTAAACAGATATGTTGTTTTATCCCTGCATGGAAGTTCAGGGTAATGGATGATAATGGTAATTCCCTACGTGCTGAATCAGAAAAGCAATGGCAGGAGGAATTGGATGCCATGTCTAAAAAAGATCAGGCAGCATGGAAGCAAATGGAACCCATGGAAACTACGGATATGTTCAATATCATTCCGGGAGGTTTCTTTGGAGACTATATTTCCGATAAATGCAATAGGACAAGGAACGAAATCATAACCCATAAACATAAAGACCTTTTTGAACGAGGATTCCTCAATTATAACGACCCGTCAAATCCGGCAGTGGGTGTAACATGGGAACCAGACCAAGAGGAAGGAGATATATTCATAGTGATAGGAGAACACCCACGCATGAGGGAAGTGTCGCTGGGTAACGGGAAAATGGGGTCAGAGGTCATTCCTGAACTTTACATACAAGGAACAGACAGTTATGACTTCACGGAAGCCAATACTTCATCGTCGAAGTTATGTTCTTTGGTGTTTAAGAACGTTGACAAAAGCAAAAGTGTATATTCCCCGGAGATGGGAATTATGAATAACCTTGTAGCGGGTTATATAGGTAGGCCGACGGAAGAACAGGGAGGTAGAGAAGCAGCTTATGAGAATGCTGCCAAACTATCTATCTATTACCAGGTAAGGAACATGATTGAATACACCAAAATTCTTATCTTTGAATATTATGAGAAGTTTGGACTTGAAGGATTTTTAGCACCCCGTCCCGACTTGGTAATAGTAGCTAATATCGAAAGGTCTATGGTAAGCAACAAATACGGTATGCCTTCATCGTTAATCCCTCACATGCTGACAAAGTTAAGGGATTGGCTATTACAGGAAGGGAACATTGAGAATATCCCGTTTGAGTTTGTCTTAAAGGCTTTTTCGGAATTTAAGCGGGCCAAGCATTATAACTGCGACATCACAATGGCAATGGTATCAGTAATGGCACAGTTGGAGGAATACATATTGGACATTAGTGGTCAAAACGAAAGGCAGGAAGCACCGCAACAGAATTTCAGAGGATACAAAATGGTAGGCGGTCAATTACAGGAAGTGTACTCGTAACGAGAATTACATCATGGCAACTTTAGTAAACTTAAACACTCATTCACAATCAGAATGCGGTCGTATCGACATCCTTCAAAGCCTTTGTACTGCTGCAAGTTCGGTAAGCCGTATGGTTGATACCAAATGCTGGCAGCTTTACAACAATTACACCGATATACGTGAATTTGAGTATTTAACGAAAATTGGCGGGAACGACTTACCTGCCAAGTTTCAGCATATCCCCGCACAACGACCAAAGTTAAACTATCTTATTGGAAGGCAACTTGAAAGACCATTTCAGTTTTCCGTATCAGCCGTTGATAACAGTTCCCTCATAAAGAAAAAAGAAGCCCGTACTAAGTTCTATGTAGATAAGTACATCGCAAGTTTCCGGGGGCAATACAATCAAATCGAAGGTCAGTTAAAAGAGATCCTTGAGAAGAAACAGGAACTCGAACAACAGTTACAACAAAAGCCTGAAAACGAAGAACAACAGCAAGCGCAGTTACAGGCTAAAAAGGCATTTCCCCAAATCGAAGCGCAGATAGAGACTATCCGTCAGACCTTACAGGATACCGAAGTCTTTACCATGCAGAATATCCGCAAACTCGACCAGTTACAGCGATATACCAATAAGGACTTTATCGAGATCACGGCACAAAAAGCCATGAAGTCCTACATGCAGAGTTTGAACGTTAAGCAAAAAGGCGTTCAGAACTTTACGGCATCCATGGTTACGGGTAAGGAATACTACTACGTTGATTACAGACCGGGAGACAAATTGCCTATTTACCGACCATTGCAGGGACATAATGTCTTTTATCAGGCAGCGGATGATGTCGAGTGGGTTCAGAACCTTGATTGGGCGGGATTTGAAGAAAATATGACACCGCAGGACGTTATCAGCGAATTTGGACTTACAGGAGGCGAGAAAACACAGATTGAAAACTTCAATACAGGGGAATCCTCAATAGGGAGTAATGCAGGTCCATTTGTCGTTGATGAAAACGGAAGTGTCGTTGATGGTGGTCCTAACTTCGTGCCAAGCGGGTCAGTCAATGCTTCTGCCGGGATTAATGTGAAACGGGTATGGTGGGTAGCTGAAAGGCAGATTAAGGCAATAAGACGGGAGAACCCACACCGTAAAGGTCGTTATTTCACCAATTTCATCGGACCTAACGACAAAAAACAAGATGTTGTTGACAAAAAGGACTACAAATACAACTACTACCGTGATGCAAACGGAAAAAAGATTAGCCAATGGGTTTTAAGGGCGCAACCGAACGATAAAAGAGGGCTACTTGAAACCATTGATGATGAAAAGGCACAAGTTATCGACACAAATGCAGGTGATGAAGTCGTTGTAAGGTATGTTTACGACCGTTATAAGGGTGCGATTATCAACAACAGTATCTACAAGGCCGAGAAAGACCCCATTCAGCCCCGTAGCGTTGATAATTACTCAAAGACACTACTTCCTATCGTTGGACAAACATTCAACAACATAACGCAGCAGCCTTACTCCCTGATATGGGCCACTAAGGAGATTCAGCGGATGATAAACATAGTATCCTGGCATAAGGAACTTATGTTTGCTCTGGCGGGGACCAAAACATTGCTTTACGATATGCTTTTCAAACCAAAAGGCATGTCAGACAAGGAATATCGTTATTCCCGCAAACTTGGTGATATGCCATTGGAGACTAAAAAGTCGGGAGTAAACCAAATTCAGTCCTCCTTTAACCAATGGCAGGTACTTGATCTTTCATTATCTGATTCAATTCAGTATTTGGACAAGATATTACAGAACCTTGATATTCAGATGGGATTGATTATGGGACTTTCCCCGCAAGCAATGGGACAAGTGAATAATGAGGACCAAGTTGGGACTATGAAGATGTCTCAACAGTCTGTAATGCTTATCACCGAAGTCTTATACGCCAAACATGACGAAGTAGAACGCAGGGCATTGACAATGATGATGAACATTGCCCGTCAATACCTTTGGGACAAGAATACCATAATGTCTTACATAAATGAAAACAATGAAGAAGATATTGTGGACATTCCGGCAAATACCCTTAACATGGCGGACTATGAAATCTTACTTGCCAACAACAACCTCGAAGAAAGGAAACTTAATGAGTTTAAGAATTACTCCCTCCAGAGTTATTCTAAAGGTACTTTATCATTAAGAGACTTTACAAGCATATACAACTCCGACAGTTTACGTGAAGTTCAGAGAATGGCTGAATATTTCGATGAAGAAGCCAAGCGGTTAGCCGGTGAATCACAGCAGAAGCAGAATCAGGCTATGGCTGACTTACAAAATCAGAAAATCGAATTACAGGGTAAAATGGTTCAGGTTGTCGAAGAACAGAAACGGCAGATTGACCAAATGAATATCGAAGTTCAGAAGCAGAAGTTACAACTTGAAAGTTATACCGCCAAAGCCGAATTAGAGTTAAAGGGACGGGAACTTGATTTAAAGAAGGAACTTGGTGAGTTTAAAGCCAATTCTGAATTTGAAAGCAACAAAATGACCATGCAGGTAAAGAATGAGCATAACAGGGCAGATGAATCTATAAAAATCATGAAAGCCCGCTTAGATCATATCCAGAAATTACTTGAATCTCAAAAGCAACCCGATAAAAACTAACGCTATGTTAATACGAATGGATGATCTGTGTCTCCAACAATACTTGGACATACTTGAAGGAAAGGTTCAGGTGAATGCTGAAACATTATCAAACATAATAGAATGCGGTAGAAAAAAAATAGCATCCGCACGTGGTTATTACAAAGGTAAATTGCTAAGAGTGTCAAAGATTGCTAAATTTGCAGAACAGAATCAACAATCATAAAAAACAGAACAATGGAACCAGAAGTAGAAAGTACAGCAGCATCCCCGGTATCGGTGCCGGAAAATTCACCATTATATGACTTTTATCAGCAGGAGGCGCAGCGTAAAGAACCTGAACAACCGAACGCTGAACCCGGAGATATGGGTGGTGAGGGTAATGAGGCGGGACAACAGGATCAATCTTATTCCTTTTCCTTAAAGCCCGCATGGGAACAACTTGAAAAAGATGGTATCTCTATTCCCGATGATTTCAAACAGGGAAAGTTTGGTGAAGGTGTTGATGAATGGTCCGCATTTCGCCAACTTGTAATTGAAAACACCGAATTTGAACCGGATAACGAAGAACCTGCCGATGAAGATGCTTTCATTGCCAACTACAAAAGAACCGCACCGGATAAACGGGCGGAATATATAAAGACTTACAATGACAGCCAGGAGTTCTTTAACTTATCTGCCGACAAAAAAGTTGAATCATGGTATCAGTCCTTGGTTAAAAAAGATGCCAATGGAAACGAAGTTCGTCAGTATGACGATAAAGCCATTAAGGACTATATCGGCAAACTCACCCCTATCGAACTCGACCAGAAGGCAGCAGAGATTGACGGTGTTGCCCGTAGGCAGTTCGATGAATACTATAACAGGGGGACAGAAGAACATACGCAGCAGTCAGCAGAACGTATATCCAGCATCAATAAGCAAAGGGTGGAGATTGCCAAAACCGTAGCTGCCGAAATTGACACCATGAGTGATTTCAGCGGGGTCCCGCTGACACCTGAACAGAAATTACAAGCGAAACGCGACTTCATATTATTGAATCAAATTGACCCGACGACAGGGAAACCACACCTATTGGGTTTGTTGAATGACAACAAAAAACTCATGCGGTTTGTCCTCGCAAGCACCATGTTTGGAGGGGACTACATTAATGAATATCTCTCTGCTCAAAAAGAGAATTTCAAAGAGATATTGTTGAACGAGAAATTAGACATAGCCCCCAAAGCCAAAAGCGGTACGATAGGAAAGCCATCAGGCGGAAACCTCCCGTTACCATAAATCGACGGCTCAAAACATTAAAGAATTTTAATACCGTACTACAATGAGATTACTTCCCGGTCAACCCGCAGATGTCGTTGGTGAAAGCATTACCAGTTATTCACTAACCCGCAGTGCCGTAGTTGATGCTGACATGCTCCCAAGAGTGTATCAGCCTTTTAACGATGAGGAATATTCACCGCTTTCCGCTATCTTAACCGACAAAGGTTATTTTACCACAGGATTGCGTGAAGGCACATGGTCCAACAAATTCAGGACAGTTTCTTCAAACCATATCATGTATCCTATCGCTTCTTCGCAGAAGCGCAAAATCCACTTCACAGCCAACGATACGGGCGTTACGTTCTATTCGGCGGCATACCCAACGAAACCCGGTTACAGGGGAACCTCATTCTACATTTATGTAGATAATAACTGGGCCCGTCCCAAGGAAGTAATTGAACTTTCCGACAACCGTACCCAACTGTACTTGTTTGACCCCGACGAACCCACCGAGTTCAACGGAGTTATGCGTTACGATGTCCGGTTAAATACCAATGACCCGGAAGATTTCTGCGATCCCCTGCTTTTGGGCGAAGGCGAAGAAGCCGGTGTCGGTATGACACAGTACGAACATGACTTTTCTGAAACCGGGAGTGAGAAATACACTTTCGATGGATGGGGTCATGCGTACCTTACCTTGCAGCGTGTCAAAATGAGTTATTCAGGGAGTGCCGCGGCAATGAAGCCAAGCCGTGACTGGTACGCCTACAAGAACAAACAGGGTGGAAAATCCTACGGGTATCTCGACCATGCCGAAAAAGAAATGATGAGAAGGGCCGTGAAGTATCACGAATACCAGATGCTGTTCGGTAAAAGCACCGTTGACGTTGACGGAAAAGTTTTTATGCACGATAAACGTGGCAGGGAAATCATGGCAGGTGGTGGTGTCCTCTATGGTAACGATGGAGCCGTTGAACGCCCCATGACTACCGCAGGATGGACTGAAAAATACCTCCGTTCCATGATGCAGGACCTTGACCTTCGCAGCGGCAGAGAAGGCAAAAAAGAAGCCGTTATCGTTGGTGGTTACAACAATATCGCTTCGTTCCATGACCTTATGTTCAAACTTGGATACAAGACCCTGAACAACAACGTCGTTGGTGACGGAGCAGACAAAGGCGTGAACATGGACTATGCTTACTATGAGTTCATGGGAGTTCGTATTATACCTATGCGTTACCGTTGGTTTGACAACGAAGAACGTGCCACGAAAATCCTGTCCAATGGTGACAAGAAAGGTTCATGGGATGCTATCGTTTGTCCTATCGGATTTACCGCTGAAGGTGACAACATGATGGAACTCGTACAGCTTCGTCCCGCTGTTTCCGGTACAGTCAATGGCCTTGATTCCGGTAAGGAAGATTTGGCAAGTTCCGTTGACGGGTCCAGCAAACATCACCTGTGGCAGACGGGTATCGTGTCCCGTACTACCGTTCACTATTGCTTCATGCCGTGGGCGGCGTAACCGACAATTAAACAATCCGGGGTGGGTGCGTAAAGCACTCACCCTTTACTAAAACCAAAAACAATTTAACAATGGCAAAAGATTCAGTAACAGTAATCAGAGTAACCCAAAAGGTTAAGATCATTACGCCAAAGGGGAAGTACACGAAGGCTCCCTATCAGTATGCGTGTCCAACATCGGTAAGGACCAGAATGCCCGTAACGGGGCAGGATGACATTATTACCCAACCGGCAAAATGGACGGGAGCGGATAAACTCACCCCTGCCGAAAAGCACGACCTTCACATGGGACCTAACCCATACATCATCGACCCCGCCAACCATATCCTTATCATGCACGGTTATGAATATGATAACAGTTATGATTCCTACATTGAACCAAACAAAGAAGGAAAGGATGTTGAGGTTGACCGGATTTATGTAAACCCAAAGGACCATGCGGAACTTACCGCTATATTGGCGGCATCAGAATCCCCGGTGGCTAAGTCAAAAGTGTTATACAACAAAAACAAGCATAACTTCTACGTTGACGACAAAGAGGTTGAAGCACAGGAAAAGTTGAATAACATTGATTTGGCTTACGATGCGGAGCAGTTTGTCCGTAACGACATCGGAACAGGCCGTTTCAACGAAGTCCTTATCTTCCTCGGTTATGCGGTTCCTGAATACAAAGTTACCGTAGGCAACCTTTCAGATACCAGGTTAAAAGCCTTGGTGTTGGATGCTTGCCGTAGGTTCCCGCAGGAGGTATTGAAAATGAAGGGTCCGGGTGCCAACAGGATTATCTTTGCAGTAAAGGTTGTCAGCCATAACATCATTGCCCGTAAAAAGAACAATGACTTCTATTATGGAGACATTTATATCGGACAAACGTTCGATTCCGTAACAGAATGGATTGACGACCGTAAGAACAGGGATATCGTGGCGAAGTGGCAAACACAACTTGACGTAGCCGATAGAAGGTCTAAAACCGAAAAAATCCCCGATTAATGGCTAACCTTATCATCACCGCCGAAGATGCTTACCGTAAGTTTCTCCAAGGCATCCGCAAAGTAGCTAACCATACCGTCACTCCCATTGAATGGGAAAGCTGGCATGGAGATGCTACTTTGGATTGGATGCGGCAGAAACTCCCTCTGGCAGAGTTTAACCAAAAAAGGATTGACGATCTTGAGAAGTTTGTCGTTCTTACTGACGGTTCAAACTATCTCGTCATTTCAGGGTCAGGTGGCACATTCGCTGTCCCAAGTGCATATACTTCAATGACTACCGCAGGGCTTTTGATGTCCGGTAATTATCCGTTATATTTGCATGGACTAAGGGTAACATTTATCGGTGATGATAACGGGTTGGAATTTGAAGCACACGTTCGCAGATCAGAACAGGCGGGAGTAATGACATGGAACAAGTATCGCAAGCCGAACTATGGTAGGCCATATTATCAGTACCGCAATGACGTTATTTCGCTAATCGGACGGACTTCTGGACAAATGATTTTAGAATACTATCGCTATCCTGTATTAGTGTCCTACCTTAACAAAGTGGACCCTGAAACAAATCCAGTACAGAATGAAGAAATAGTAGAGATTGCTGTGAGGTTGTTTTTAGAGAACAGGGGGGACCCTCGATATAAGAGCAAACTCCAAGAGATGATGGTCACACAGCAAGGAAAATAATCTGTAATTTCCAAATATCTGAAAAAATGGAAAATCTGAATTATCCGCGAATGAAGTATCTCATTAATACCTTAACCGTTAAGGATTTTGGATACTATGTTTCTACAGACCCTGACACAGGGGCTGTTCCCCACATGCTTGTGCTGAAAGGCAAAGGCAAAGGAATGCAAATCCCGTGGGTTGCCGGACTGACAACGTTGAAAAACGATGTCACCAAAGCAGGTGCTTTTAAGAGTGTTCTCGTTGCCGTCAATGCTCCCGCCCCGTGCGCCATGTGCCATTATGAGTATGAAATCAACGTTCACCGGAAATGGCAGCAGCCGGGGGTTATGAATGATGATTACTACCCCGCAACAAAGTCCTTCGGTGGAGTTATCGAAGCCATCCAGACCCCTTCGGGCGGTTATATGGCTGACAGTGACAAAATCATCATGGAGGATAATATCATCACGCAGATCGAAAGCGACCAGGCCGTATTCAGAAGCACCCGCGAACCAAACATTGTCCACGCTAAAAGGCTTTACACTTTCTCTACTGCCAATGCCGTGACCGATTCTCTGACATACATCGTAGCAGGTGTATCTACGACTATCGCACTTGGGGCTTCTCTTGCTGCAACTATCAACGCCCTCAATTCCGATGCCACATTCTCTGCATCCCTCGTAGCCTTTGCCATTGATGCAACCCATATCGCTGTAACAAGTGTAAACCCTGGGTTGATTTTCTACATCGCTGACGGAGGTGGAGTAACCACTATCGGGGCAATTACCCGCTATATGTGGATTTACGCTAAGTACACGGACCCGAAGTTTTACATTGACTTCCCGCAGTTTGGATGGGCTACCGTAACTCCTTTCAACCTTGCAGTAGTGGCTAACACTGCTACCGGAGCTGGAAGTATCAAAATCGCTATCGGTGGTACATCGAACACCATTGTCACCGCAGCCGCTTCATCCACCATTGCCACCAACATCAATGCCGGGACCCTTGGAGTTGCTGGAAGCGTGTTTGCCATGGCAAAGACTACCGGAAACCGGAAAGACATTTATGTTTATTCCGGGGCAAATGAGCTGAAGTTCAATCTTCTCGATGCATACACAACTATTTCCGCAGGATATTCCGGGAAAGGTGTATGGCCCGCCCTGACATGGAAACAGGTGTTCAACGAGTTCCTGAATGCACAGGGCATGGACAAGTTGAGCAACTTCGTTGTCCTTGGTCAGCCTTCGGTAGATTCACTGTGGAACAAAATCACCATTGAATACAATCCTGCCACTTCCGCCCTCAACGGGGCATCGCACCGGGATAACTACAACATGCGTGTTGCCGTATATATCCAGCAGGGATTGGGTTCTACTAACCTGTGGTACGGGACCGATTACATGACCGAAAGTGTAACCGACAATGCAAACTTTGTTGCCAATGCGACTATCAATGGTCTGCTCGATGCTTGGAGTGGACTAACCCACGGAACGGACTACGTTGCCGTAGTCTAACATTTATCGTAGAATGCGGAGGGGGAATCGTCCCCCTCCCTTTCCTTTAATACATAAAAATAGGATATGGCAACATTAGCGGCACTCCGGGACGAAATAATTGAAGATTTAAAGAAGTACAACGTCACTAATGACTTGGCCATTGACCTTGAGTTAGTGGAGGATAAAATTGTCGAAGCCAATCTTTCAGTCCTTAAAAAGTTCTTTTCTGAAAAGATGCCAATTGAAGGGTTCTTTCAGATATTTCCCGATGTTCCCGTTGTATGCCAAAGAGATACATGTACCGTCGCAGGATTCGTATTTACCGATAAGACGGTTTACTACAAAGCAGAATTACCACCACTCGTAAAGTTCATCGGGGATGCCAATATTTCCTATTTCGGAATGCTCGGATATAACGAGAAAATATCGAGAATGGACATTCAGGACTTTGTAACTCGCAAGGCGGCACGATGGACTTCAAAATTTCCCATATACACCCTTTTGGGAGACATTGCCATAATGAAGAATATACCGAAAGGATTCTCGTCAGGATTGCTTGTGGCTATCTTTGAAGATCCCCGTACTGTTCCGGGATGGGATAACGAAACAAGTAATTTCCCCACAGCTTCGGTAGAAGCCATAAAGATCATCGTAAAAAATTCAATCACACAAACACCGTTACTTGCTGACCTAGTAGGAGGAAGTGTAACGGCAGCAGGACAGGCACCACAGCAGAAAGTTAAACCACAGTCAGAAGAAGAACAATGATTGTCCAGATAACCGAAAACAGGCAGATAGGGGGAAGGTGGTTTTTATCACCACAGCAATACGCTTTACTCGGACAGAGAATTGCCCCTGTAAGTTCACTCTATAATTCATGTAGGGACACCTGCCAAGGCGCAGGAATCATCGTTTATGACATTGTGGTAGGTAATGCCACCTACACCATTCCGTCTGATATGGCGGCTTTAATTGAAGCAGAATTACCAAGTACCGATATGAGAGGGTCCATTGAGAAATGGGAAGCATCCCGGACAAAAGATATAGCGGCTCCCACCACGGGAGGGCATACCGATGTCGTTGAACAGACCAAAAAGTTCTTAGGGTTTAACATACGGCAACATGTTCGCAATGTAAACGTTGACCAGGTAAGGTTAAGAGACTTAAGAGAAACAGAAAGATATGATAAACACTAAGTCAAACATTAAGGAAATAAGTGTATATGATATATTAAGAGACAAATCCACATACCCCATACACTTTGTCGGGTGGAAGCAGTTGTATCGCAGGTATTACATAGGTAAAGGACCAATAAAGACAGAGAGACTTGAGACATTGGCAAAAGCAATCATTACAAAGTACATGGAACTGGCAGTGAACGATATTCTTGAGAATGGTGTTACCGTAGGATTCCATGTGGATGATGAACCATATATGGCCTTGTCAATACGGGACTTTAAGAATGTCAGTCATGGATACAGATGGAGGTCTAAGTTCCGTGGTCATTACTATAAAGCGTATGCTCGTTTATCCCCTGAACTTGAACGAAAGATGAAACCTGCCTTAGTATTCCCGTGGTTAAGATATGGGGCCGGATATACAAGGTTGAGTAAGTTGGTACAGGCAGGGAAAGACTATGATGAAGTTCCTTATCACCCGACAAATTACTCTAAAGATTTATCAGAAGTAAAAGAATATATCCCTGTGTTTGAGGGGGAAAGAGCAAAAGAAATTATGCGTTTAGACCCACCGAAAAATGTCTGACAACAACTATAAATACGCCAATTACGCTGAAATCGAAAACCGGGTCATGGCTCGGCTTAAAGGCTTTAACAAGGCCGTTTCTTCTGCGGAAGTATTGGAATGGTGTATGCAGATTGAAAACGAGATTTGTGTCAACGTTGACAATATGTATATCTATACACAAGTCCCGTTAAAGGTTTATAACGATAAAGCGCGGGTCCCGTGTAATACTTACCGTATCGTTGATGTTTATACCGAACATGGCAGCCACGGGAATGGTGGTAGAGTTAAGTTTAACGACTTAGGCTCATACTTAATCTTCAACCCAAGGGATAAAGTCACCAACCCGTTAATCGACTACTACGGGTCCCCTATTGACATGGAAACGGGGGAGCCGTTAATACAACGTGGTCACGAATTAGCATGTGAATGGTTCTGTGTGTATAATGCGTTGTTTTCAGACTTCGGGACGGGAAAAATCAATGCTAACTTTTGGCAGGAAGTAAAGTTGAACAAAGAAAACGAGATATTGGCAGCACAATGTTACTCGTTACAGTTTAAGACACGGGATGAACTTAACCAGGAGATGAAGATTACCTTTGATGAATTTCCTCAACCCGCTAAGTTATGGTTATTGTCGGATGAAGTAAAACACCACGTAAGGCATGTACTCCCATAAACGCAAGAAAAGCACTACCGGAAACCGGATGGACCTGCTAAATGCCAAAAAAAGGCAGATTGGCGGGGCAAAATATTCTTCGCATAAAGCAGCGGGTGGGATTGTTAATGATATTGATTTATCATCAAACTCATTAATCCCAATGCAGCCTATTCTATCAACAGGAATCCCCTCATCCAATAACAATACGTTGTTAAGGCATCCAATGAAAAGCATGGTCCCAACACCTTATGAATGGGTGCCAATGGGTCCGGGTGCAGAAATGAGAGAATATCCTTCATCAGCAAAAGGTGTTAATTTCGGGGACGTTAGGGAATATCGTAAAAAAGGATCAAATGATACTATTATTGATAATCCTACATGGAGTGAGTTAGGGGATAAACAACAGTTTAAATATAAAATGCAAAGTCCCAAAGGTAAGAATGGGATTAAGAATGCAAGTGGTGGAGCAAGCACCGCCTTAATGGACCCATATTCTGCCGCTGACGATCAACCAAGAAAAGTATTTGCCGCTGGTGGTGTAAAACATCAAGCAATGGATGATCCTGAATTTAACTCCGTCCTCGAATCTTTATCCAAGAAATCAGGGATAAACAAGGATTGGGTTAACAGGCTTATTCATATCGAAAGCGGTGGTGATTCCTCCGCACATAATCCACATGGGTCCGCAAGCGGTATCGTTCAGATGATTGATTCCACGGCAAAAGCTATGGGGACTTCTGCCGAAGAACTGCGGCACATGACAGCATCCGAGCAGTTGCCTTTTGCCTTTAAATATTGGAACCAGTATAAAGACAAGATAAAACAACCATCGGACCTTTACATAGCGAATATGTATCCCGCTGCATTAGGTAAATCGGATGATTACGCTATTGGGACGGACCAACAATCAAGAGCAAAGTTAGCCAAATTAAACCCTGCCATTGACGTTGACAAAGATCAGCAGATAACGGTAGGGGAAATAAGGAGATGGTTTGACCCGTCATACAAATCCAAAATGACCCCACCGGGATTACCGCAGAATCTAACTCCTTCGTTGGCTGATATGACAAGTTATCAGAAGTCAAACAGGGAGTTGGAGATACCGGGGAAAACTACTTTATTCCCGGTTCAGCGGACCACTTTGCCAAGTTTAAACAAGCCATTACCAAAGACACCAACAACAGGCACACGATCAGCAGGGGAAGGCATAGAGCAGGACACCCCAAACATGGATGATTGGATGCAGTTATACAACAAGCCAGACCTTGCCGGGGACGTTAATTTTGTCAGCAACCTTTTTAAAATGTAACACCATGAAATACAAAACCACTAAAAAGAAATCTAAGAATTGTGCCGCTAATGGATTGGTAAATGCCGATATGTCGGCTCCGCAGGGGGGACAACAGCCTATGCAGCCGGGACAAGGTGGACCTACACAGGGTCAACAGCCGGGGCAGGGCGGGGGCATATCCGTTGATGTAACCATTGCGGTGAATGCTAATGGTCAGTCTCAACCGCTTGGTAACATGAGTATCAAACAGCCTGACGATGTGAAAAAGCTGGTACAGATGATCGTGGGGGTATTCAGCCAAGGTGGAGGTCAGCAGGGTCAGCAGCCGGGACAACCTGAAAATGAACCGCAGCAATGACAGAAATCAACCGGATAAATATTGAGTTCATCCCTCACGAAAGTCAGCGTTACTCAACGTGTGGGGACTATTGGATTGAAGGAGATACTTTACAAATCCGGGTGTCCAAGATGCCGCATACAGTAAATAATTGCCTTGTGGCTTTGCATGAACTTGCGGAATGGATTACTACAGATTTTTATAAGATTAAAGAACAGGATATAATGGACTTTGATCTTGCTTACGAAAAGGAACGAGAAGAATGGCTTCATAGCGATATTGATGAACCTGGTTTTGATCCAAGGTGTCCATATATGAACATGCACGCACTTGCTACTTCTATCGAAATGATGCTTTGCGGATTTATGGGGATTTCATGGAATGGCCACAATGAAACTGTAATGACCTTATGATAACGAAAGAAGCGGTTGTGTTGATTTATGATAACGGGTCGAGTTGTGAACTTGCCCGTTTACTTGTTCCTAAGTTCAAAAAGGTGTATTACTTTACACCTTGGACACAATCGGGATTTCCTGACTATAATCCACGATTCATTGGGGTAGGCATTCCGGGAGTTGAGAAGGTTGAGGACTTATGGAAGGTTATAGATAATGAGACGGTGGACCTTATCATATTTACCGATGTTTATGATGGAGACTTAGCCGACCATTTACGGAAAATAGGGAAACACGTTGTTTCTTCATTCTACGGCAAAAAGTTTGAACTTGACCGTAGTTATTTACAAGAGTTCCTTAAATCAAAAGGATTACCCGTTAATGACTTTACTCCAATTAAAGGCATAACTAAGTTACGGGAGTACCTTAAAGACAAGGAGAAGAAGTTTATCAAAATATCAAATCTCCGTGGCATTACTGAAACCATGCAGTATATCAACGAAAGGATTTCAGCAAGTGAATTGGATGATATTTCTTACAGGTTAGGTGACTTACGTGAACAGATTGAATTTCTCGTACAGGACCCGATTGGGGATGATGATATGGTTGAATTTGGGTGTGACACTTTCTTCGCAGGGGGTAAATTTGCCGAAAATATGCTTTGTGGTATTGAGACAAAGGACTGTTCCTATACGGCAAAGTTTATCAACATAAAAGACGTTCCTGAACCTATTAAGGTTATTAACACGGCATTTACCGAAGCCTTTTCCGCAGTTGGATACCAACAACACTTTTCAACCGAAATCCGGTACGGTAAAGAGAAAAAACCTTATTTTATTGATTCAACATGCAGAATGCCACATCCTCCGGTAGAACTTATGCAGTATATGTATGAGAACATTGCCGATATTTACATGGGATTGGGAATGGGACAAATTGTGGAACCTATAACCAAGTACAAGTTTGGTGTTCAGGTTATCATCCATTCTGAATTTTCAGAAGATCATTTTATTTCCGTCGAAATACATGAAAAGTACCGGAACAACGTTTTCCTTAAAAACTACGTTGTCATTGACGGAGTTCCAAGGGTAATTCCACAACCATATAAATTACAGGAAATTGGTGCGGTAGTCGCTTGCGGAAACACACTTGAAGAAGCTATTGAGAATGTAAAAGGGATAATCGGCGATGTTAAAACAAGACATTTGGACTTTCCGAGTGACAAACTCGATGAAGTTTTTGACCATATTGAGTTGATGGATAAACTTGGTGTAAACTTCTATTCAGATAAACCGACGGCACCGGCAAAAGAACCAGAAAAGGAACCCGAAGAAAAGAAACCCGAACCCATAGTAGTCCCTGCAAAAGTTAATCGTTTCCTAAAGACTATCACAAGATGAAGCAGATAAATAAGTTTTCGGGGAACATAATATCAGACATTGACGTATCCGACATTAAGGGAGACATCATTGTATTTCCTACCGTTGGAATAAGGGTATTCAATAAAGCAGGGAAGGGACTTATTGCTACCGTTGTTCCGGGGAACGTGGAATTTTTTGATATTACCGAAGGCTTTGAAATCATCGGGGGTTGTGAACTTGAAGGAGTGGCTTATATCTTTTCCTTAAATCAACTTACGGGAGAAGGAGAGATAGGGACATATCCTACTCCAAACAGGGCAACGGCAGGTTTCAGTAAATACTATTTCCCGTTGCTAAATTTAGGGGGAGGGATGCCCGTAGCTGGGAATGCTCCGCCGTATGGTCCATTTCCGTTAAGGACTACAAAATTCAATTTCAGCATACACCACCAGGTCGATGTCGTTGCTAAAAAGTCTTACGACAACACCGTTGACCTGTATTTCATTGATAACTACAATCCCGACAGGGTAATCAATAATGGATTTAAGGTGACGGGGGAATCCGTACCCCGTTATGTGTATTTAAGTAACTTTGACGGGGCATTAAACCATGTTCCATTCACTAATAAGGAGATAAAGGTAAACGATGTTCAGGTTGTTGATGGAGGGTATTTAAAGCCGGGGAACATATACCTGTATATCCGCTATCTCACCTATAATTACGGGAAAACAAATTTCGTAAAAGAGATAGGACCGCTGAGCATTGATGTTGGGAATGTCCCTAAGTACCATGTAGGTTATCAGGAAAAGAACTGGACTACGGGTATAGACAATGTGACCAACAAAAGGATTGACGTAAACATTGACAATCTCGATCCTAATTTTTCCTATATTCAGGTAGGAGTTGTCCGTTATAGTGCCACAACGGAGAATGGCCCCGCACAACGGGATATATGGCTTATCGGAAACTACTATCCTATTTCCGGCACGTCAAGTCAATTTTCCATTTACGGTGACGAGCCACAGGAAAGCCTGTTATACACAGAAATACTAAAAGAACCATTCCCTTATCCTATCTCTAAAACTCAAACACAGATAGAGAAACGTCTTTTAAAGGCTAACGTGAAACGGTCAGCGTTGAGTTATAAAAGGGATAGTCTTATATCCTTTGCCAGCAAGGTCGTAATAGGTGAATTTTACCATGATGAATATTTTGCTTCAACAAATATCAATGATGCCGTCAACGGAGGGTTAACAGCCTATTCGGTGTCGGAAAACGTATATAAGTACGTAGGTTATTTCAAAGATCAGGTATATCCTTTTGCATGTGTTTTCAAGTTTTCTGACGGGACTATTTCAGAAGCGTTCCCATGCCAGGGGAATCTTGGTCAGTTGACCGAAAAGGGGCTTTATAAGTTCGCAGATTGGGCTACTGCATCCATGTATGGAGGTAGTACATTTCCAAAGCAGGATAGGATTACAGGGGTATCTTTTATGACCGCTTACGCAAGGGATTACTACAACAATCATAAGACTGACTTTGCCGACATTGTGGGCTTTTACTTTGCAAGGGCGGACCGGATAGACAACTTTATCTGTCAAGGAGTATCATTACATGGTTATCATGGTGTTGCTGTAACAGATGAAAACAGAAGCTACCCATGTTCATTTCAAGGAGACATTCAACCTGACACACATAATATCGCCAACAACACTACTACATTCTTTCCATTGACCGCAGCTATCATCCCGCTTTACCGGGGATATATGCCTACTGTCCATGAAGATGTTGATGCCTATTATGGTTACACCGATGATTATGGAGCACATACCCCTCCTTCACCACGTATGGACTACAAGCCTACCGGATTTGACGGGTATTTTGCCTATAATTTCAGTGGGATAGTGGAAGCATCTAAACATCAGATTACCCTCCCTGCACGGTGGGATAACATCGCAGGGGCATATACAGAGAGTATGTTTAACTCCCCTAATCCATACGGGAACAAACATGGTATCTTTTGCCCCGACCTACTGTTTGATGAAGGTGGTATTATTGTCCCGACAAATGCAGTGGTCAAACCATTGTTTAAGTTCGATGCCGTTACTCCTTCGGGTGAAAACCCATATATCATTACAGCAGCGAGAAAGGTATTACCCCGCACAAGTAAGGCTTCGAGTTCTATCTACGGGATAGACCTTAACCCAATGGCAGCGGCTAACGCAATATCGTTGGCTGATGATCTTATTTCCTCTGATGATATAAAGGTAAGTGCAACAAGGGTAGAACATTTACAGGGTAAAGGAAATCTTAATTTCACTTCACACCTTACGGGTGACGGAGTGAACATAGGATTTGTAGCATTTTCTCACATTTGGAACCGGGATATTGGTACTTCCGCCTATATAGGAGTTGAGGATATTTCGACGGACAAAACCATGAGAGGTTTATACGCAAAATACAACCCTTCATCACCTTACAATTACAACAACAACCAAGAAAGAACCTGCATTGTCAGCGTATATAAAAACACTATGGATTCTGATTGGATAAAGGCTACCAATGATTCTTTTGGGACTACCTTTACTCAATATAATATCATATCTGAACTTGTGACATTTGATGATATAAACAATTTCAGTAGCATGTATCAGTGCTTTAAAGGGGATTGTTTTCTTCAGAAGGTATGGTTCAGGACCCACAGGTGGTACAATATTTCGCACAACAACAATAGCGATGCTCAAAATAGTATTTGCAGTAGCACGCAGGACGGATACGCCCGTAACTTCATTGACAAGAACTGTTATTGGTATCAGCATGGCTTTATGATTGGCGTTACCGTCGAATGTAGGTATAATGCCGGAATGAGGAATAACGTCATTGCCGCTAATACTACCGACAAATACCTCGAATACACCTTTTTCCCTAAGTGCATGGTGGACGGAATAACCATTGACCAATTTATTGCCATTGAAGCCGGGAAATACATGGAAGAAGCCTTACAGATCAACAGTGGGTATAACAAGGTAAAGTCAGATAAGACTTATAAGGGTTACGATGTAACGCAGCCTGTCTTTGAACAGAACAAACCAAACAGGGTTTACGCTTCTGATGCTCATATTGCGGGGGCATTCCTTGACGGGTACAGGTCAATTCAGGATAACTCATATCAGGATTTCGCCATTGAGGACGGGGACATAAACTACATTGGAAAGAACATGTCAAAAGCCTTTATAGTTCAACGAAACGGGACTAACCAGATATTTTTCAATGAAGAAGTAGTAGGGCAGACCAATCAGGGGCAGGACGTAATTCTCGGTACATCGCTTACCTTCTTTTCAGATAAAATAGAAAAGATAGGATGGTTTGGCACACAGCATAAAAGTTCTATTACCAACGGAACGCGGGGGACATACGGATATGACTTCATTCAAAACGTATGGTGGAAGATAAACACCGAACGTATGTTGTCTGGAGGTGCAAGGCTTGTCATGGAAGATGTATCAGGGAGGGCATTTATCCAGGATGAACTTACCAAACTTTCGGATGCCTATTCTCCGTACCGTGACGCTTCCGATGATTTACCGGATGATCCGTTATCCGGGTGCGGAATTGTAGCCTATGCAGACATTGACAATGAAGAAATAGGTATGACCTTTTTACTTCCTATCCCTACCTATGAGAATGGTCATTTGATGCGAACCATTATCTTTTCCGAAAAGATTGACGGGTATAGAGGGGACTACCCTTTTGCAGAGCATTTGTACCTGACGTTGGGGAACATGCTTTTCAGTCAACACAGCAGATATAAGAATATCGGGGTAGGATTTGACTACATTACCGATAACAGGGTGTATCTGTATAATCAAAAGGTAAAGGCTGACGGCACACCTAACTTTGCTACGTTCTTTGGGAACAAACAGCAGACGAAAATATCATTTATCATCAATGGGGTATCTGAAAAGGAAAGCGCAGCCGAATTGGTTAAGATTATCAACAGTCTCGATATTGAAATGGCTAACGTGCCGTTAAGTTCCATTACCTTTACGACACAATACCAAGAGGGATATTATAGTTTTGGGAGTAGTGATTTTTGGAACGTAGCAGAATACCTTGAACACAAATGGCACGTTCCGGTCATTATACAAACATCGGCGGACAATGATGCCTATGAGACTACAAGCGAATTAAGAGGTATATGGATAAAAGTAACCCTTGTCTATGAAGGAGATCAGGATATAGAGTTAAAGAGTGTAATCAGTGACTTTGACATCTCATACGATTAAGCTATGGATAAATGGGGAACAGCAGGTAGCGATGCCGTAACGGGTGCTGCCGTAGGTGGAACGATAGGGTCTGTAATTCCAGGAGTGGGGACATTAATAGGTGCTGGAGTAGGTGCCGTGGCAGGAGGCATATATGGTTTTGCTGCCGGGAGTGCCGCCGACAAAGCCAAAAAAAAGTTATACCGGAGATCGGGTAAAACCGCAGTATCGCAGAATGCCGCAGGGAGTTCTTTGGGGAAAGTGGCGGGAGCATATCGTGACGTAAGCCTTATCAACGGGACAGAACTCGACCCAAAGCAGGTTGACAAAATCAACGGTATGGAGCAGACCCATAATACCGTTATGGGTGTTGCAAGCGCAGCATCATCCGTTGTTGGTGGATTAAATAGCGCAGGTGCATTTGAAGGGGCGGGAATGACTTCTTCTGTATTACAAAATGGGGCATCGGTAGGTGGTTCGTCTCCCGCATTTACTCAAAACGCATTGCCGGGATCAGGTAGCACATCATTGATTGGGGGACCTACTTCGACCGTTATGGATGCACCAGGGACAACGGAAGCCTTATCTCCTTCTACTCCAAAGGAAGCCACGTTTGAAGAACCTGTTCTTAAAAATGGGGGCAAAAACAAGTCAGGTTCCGCACCCGTTGAAGCCGAAGGTGGAGAAATCGTTGTTGAATTTGATAACAACCATAAGATCATAAGCAAAAAGCCGCTTGTAGGCCCGTCACATGCTCAAGGCGGGATTGATTTAAAGTTACCTAAGAACCATGCCATTCTAAACAAAGATCAACAGGGGAGACTTAATTCAGGGGAAACATTAAAATCCATTCTCGATAGCATCCCAAATGTCAATGGTGTTGGCAAAGCAGTCAACGGAGCAGATAATCCACCAGATGGGGATGAATTTTTCAATCCACACACAGGACTTGTTAATTTCTCCGCACTGTTTGGGACATCGAGTAATGCACATCCGAATACAGAAAGGATGAAGCAGTTGGTAAAGGAAGGCAAAAATCCATTTACAGGCGCACCGACAAGTAAAAGCCCCGTCAATGAAGTGCCTATTGAAAAAGGAGTAAGGGGAGATTTGGGGACAGGGACCTCCGACACGGGAGGGGATTTTAAAAGTAATATCGGATTAGGTAAATTAAAGACAAGTGGTATTGGATTAGGGAAATATGAGAATCCTGCTTTTGATCTTAGTGGAAAAACAAAGGGATTAGGGACATTCCCTAATTGGAAATATGATGAAAATGTGGCAGGTTTTGCACCTAAGACACCTCCACATGCAACGTTTGAAGATACCCCCGACATGGCATTATCGGGATGGGATGATATTGCGAAATCAGGCGGACTATTCCCTCAAAAAGAAGATCCCCAAACAATGGACCCTGAATCTCTGATGAATCCTCCTGATTTGTCTAAAACAACTGAAACAGGTAGTAAGTTTAAATTTGGATATGCTGAAAAGAAAATGTTAGGGGATGTAGCCGCCAACCTGATTACCATTCTTCAACCCAAACCTCAACAGGTAAGAGTACCTAATACTCCTGCCGGAACTCCCACAATGGTAACACCCCGCTATCAGAACCCAAAAGCTACTTTAGACGAAGTAGGAAGGCAGATAAACGCAGGGGTGGAGAAACTTACCCAAACAGGCAGAACCGACATGATACCAAGCCTTATCGCTTCTGGTATCGAAGCCACCAATAAAGTCGGGGAGCAGTATGCCGGGATTAATGCTGAAATGGAGACAAAGGCTCAATCGGAAAACGCACGGACTTCTAATCAGTTTAGCCTTACGCAGTCAGCCATGGATGCCGATGTAGCCACGAAGAACGCTACCTTGGAATTGGAAAGACTTAAAACCGCAGGTCTCCAAGATACTGAAAGATACAAGGCTTTAGTGAACCTAATCTACGGTCCGGTTGAATATGACGACCTCAAACAAAAGCAGAGGATGAAGGATGCGGTCTATTCAAAATTGATGGCGGATATGTATATGAGGAAATAATTATTTTCTAACTTTGTTGACTTTAATATAGTAAAAGTATATATTTGCAGCAACATAAAACTAAAGAAATATGACAGAGTATCAGCCTTTAAATGGTTACGTAGTGGTGAAACCCATATACACCGAACCAACAACATCAAGCCCACTTATCAATCCTAATACTCAACTGCCTTACGCATCAAAGGGTAATTTCAAAGATCATCCCTATCGGGGATTAGTAATGTATGTTTCTCCTTACTACATGAATGGAGGTATCAAATACGACATGGACATTAAAAAAGGGGATATTGTTTATCTTCCGGGGGAAATCCTCGAACGTGGGACAGAGTATGTTATCATGGATGGTATTGATTATCCATGTATCCGTTATGCTCTTATCTTAGGCAAATGCACCCCGACCGCAGAAGAAACACAATCATTAAAATTCAAAGTAGAGGAAAAAGCCAAAGCCATTAAAGGTGAAAAACCATTATCGTTAAAGAACTAATTAACACTTCGGAATATGGCATGGCAGGTACTCCCGGCTCCGCAGCGAAATCCACAGGTAGAAGGTCAGGCTGACGAGATGAAGCAGTTAAGGCAATCATCACAGCCTGACTTTTACCAAAAGGAACAATACAAAGAGGAACATGCTGACGAAGATATGCTTCCCGGTCAGAAAATGTATTACCTTGAAAAGCAATCATCCTTATCGGGACGGGAACAAGGTCTTAGGAGTAAGATGATGGAATACTTCTCCAAGTCACAGAATATCCCTTCATCCGATATGCAGCGGGAGTGGAACAAGGAATTGATGGATATTGACCAGCAGAAAATGAAGTTACAGGCGGAATCCAGCCTGTATAAGCAAAACTACATTCAGTCCAAAGGTTACGAAAAAGCCCTTGTAGAAGGTGGAGATGAAAGCACCGCAAACAGTATCGCACTTACCGATGATAACGGTGTTTATATGCCTGTCATTGGGGACAAAGAGGGAGGTCCAGGATGGCTTACCCATATCGAAGCGGTAAGAGGTTTTGATTATGCACCGGGGGAAAAGTCAGGTATGCCTGTTCACACGGGATTAGATACCAAAATCAACTACACAGGTTCATGGAATAAGTTTGTTGATAAAGAATATGGTAAAGCAGGTAAAAGTAAAGAATCTGTACCTATTCCCGTTACCGATGCCAATGGTAAAGTAACTTATGCACCGCAGGTAGTAATTCCCGTCTATGGAACTGAAAACATGAGTTATATCAACGTACTTACTCGCAGCACCGATGCACATAAGTTGAGGGATGCAGCGAATAACATGATGGAAAACATGACGGAACCTGCCCGACTTGACCTTACAAGTAAATTCTATGAGAAACTACTCCATGCAAGGCAGACAAAGGATGGCAATATAGGGTTCTCGATGGATAACGATAAAGGGGTTTTTACCTTCAACAAAGAAGAATCCGGTATCGTTTCCAAACTTTTGAATATGCAGAAACTTGACCGTAACGAAAAGGAACGGTTAAACGATATGATTAAGGGTTACGGTAAAGACCTTATATTATCTGAAATTCCCGGCAGAACAACCGTAACGGATGCTACCGAACATATCAAAGTTAAAGATGCAGGGACGGGAGAAGGAAACGTAGTTAAGGGTGGTTTTACTAAAATACTTACAGGTGAATCAAAACCGTCAGGACCATCTGAAATAGCATATAAGGAAGGTGGAACATTAAGACCTTCTGGAGGAACTGAAAAGTTTGTTGACGTAAAGACAAAGGAAGAATTACAACTTAATCGTTGGGAAGTCCCATTGAGTAACATCACAGAGTTTAATAACAATGCAACTTCATTTATGACCCATGAAGGGGGTATCATGCCTGACTATTTCTCAAAGGGTATGAACTTCTTTTATTCTCCCGATGGCGCACCAAATTCCATGTCTATCTTTGAAGGTTCCCATGCCCGTATTGTAGGGATTTCAGGGGAGGTTCAGGAAAACTTCATACCTGAATCAAAAGACGGGGGAAAGACCCTTGACCTTATGGACGTAAAAAAGCCTATTGATAATTTAAGGCGTGCCGTGGTTCCTACCGTAAGGGTCCGTATGGCTGTCCCTGCGGATAGTCCTTTCTTTAAAAACCTTAAACGCATTCAGGGAGTAAACATAGAATCAGGTGTTGACAAAGGGCAATATGAATCAGTATGGTACGATGAATTTGCCGGAGGTAAAAAAGGCAAACAGGAATATAAGATCATTCCGTTGGATATGCCAGTAAAGCCGGAAACGCTTATTCAGTTTGAAAACAAAGAATATGCCAAGGGTACACAACGTGCGATTGAGGCAAGAGATGAAGCAGAAAGAAAGGCCAAGCAGCAAGCAATGGACCAATACAGTAACCAAGGCAAATATTAAACTAAACTACCGTGGAAGATACTCAACCTACCATAACTCCTGAAAAAAAAGAAGTTGAAAAAAGAGATTTCCTCCCGATGTTTGCCGGAGGTTTTACCCATGAGGACATGGCTACTCATGCACGGGAAAATGGTTACACTTTTACCCTTTTGCCGGAGGACAAGTCTTTCGAGAAATATGCCTCAAAAGGAGGGATGCTCGAAGGTATCACTAAAGACAAATTCCACGAAGTTTACCAAAAGGCACATGATTCCTACGGAGGATATGCTACCACTAAATACAATGGCAGCGTAGCCCCTTTCTGGCAATACGACAAACCTGAATTAAAGACACCCGAATACGATGAAAGCGTCACAGGTGGGATGCCGGAAGGGGTTGACAAATACGGTAGGATTATCGCTACCCGTGACGAGTTGGCAGCTTCAAAAGGTTTTGTCGTTGACACCGACGGGAAGAAAGTACCCTACTCTCCTCCGGGGTTTTTACAGAAGTTAGCCAATGTCCCTATTGGCATTGGTTCACCACTTATTCCTTCATTGGCTCCGTTGTTACAGGGAGACGACCCATCAAAGGTACGTATCATAGACCAGGATGAGTACGGAAACTCCATTTACCGTAACGTGGCGGCAGACGACCCAAAGGTCCTTCGTAGTCAGATAGCATCCTCATGGGGACCGCAGTCAATGACGGAGAACTGGTATGGTGCGCTACTCAAAGGGGTATATAATGGACTTGTAGGTGTTCAATCTATGGTAGGTTCCGTCATGGAACAGAGCAATAAGTTCATTGACTTTATGACCACGGGAAAAGACAGTAACTCATGGTTAGAACGTGAAGGCAGGGTATTTCAGAATTTAAGTAAACGTAGTCAGATTCCCGTTGGCATGGAAGCGCAGGGGAGTATGTTTTCTTCGTTTTCAGCCGCAGCATATTCCATAGGGTCACTTATCCCTATTGTGCTGCTTACCCGTGGTGCAGGGGGAGCAATGGAAGCATCAGGTATGTTTGGTTCGGGGATGGCAGCGGAAGCATCAGCGCATGGTGCCGCCACCTTTGCCTTATTTACCGGAATGGGGATGGATTCATATACCGAAGCGGGAAAAGAAAATGGGGTTGACCCCGCTGATTTAGCATGGCAGGTGATGTTAGCCGGACCCGCTTTTGGCGCAACCGCTTTTATGACGGGGCCAACGTTCTTATCGAAAGGACTTATGGGTGCCGAATTAAAGGCACAGACAACTAAACTCATTTCAAACGAGATGAAAAGTTACGGTCTTAAATGGGGTACTGATTTTGCTCTATTATCTCCTGAACTTAAACTTCGTTTTGTCAAAGGTATCGGGACACCCGTTGGGAAGTTATTACTTGGCGCACACGGGATGGGAACCATGATGGCATCAGGTACAGCAGTAGAAGCCGGGGTACAGACATTAAATGACTTACGTGCATTATCGAAGAACCCAAACGCAGCACCGGGAAAAGGCCAGTTTGATAAATACGATGCCAACAAGAGTTTCATATCAAACGTAATTGACCGCTTACCGAATAAGATGATGTCAAGTTACGTCAGTGGGTTTTTCAGCGGATTACTTTATTCTCCAATCGAAGGTGCCGCAAGAAAAGGGGTAGAGACGTTAAGGGGGAAACCTTTTGATTCTCCGGGACTGTTTTCAAAGATGCCTGACATTACCATGGAGAACATTTCTGCATCAGGTAAGACACAGGATGCCCTGAAAATATCGGAGGACTTAAAGAATAAAAGTTTCTTTGGCAGGGAAACGCATGACAAAGACGGGAACCCAATTACCGAAGGCAGCGATGCCATGACGGAAAATGAATCCCGTTATCAGGCGTTTGTTCAGGAACTTCAATATACCGATCAGATTTCCAATATGTATGCCGACCCTGCCATAAGGTCAAACTTTGGTAACAATATCGGGTTACTACGTGATGTCATTGTTAATGGCAAAACCATTGAATCGGGGAATGAAGCATTAAAGACGGAATCCGACCCTGAAAAGATAAAAGCTATTCAGGAACAGCAGGAAACCGCCAAACAAAGGATAAAAGACATTACCACCAAAGAGGACGGAACGGATTTCTCCAAGGCATATAACGACCTTGTAAAGTCAAATCATATCTCGTTGGGTGCGGTGATTGACAAAACCGATGAAGATTACCGTAATTCGGTAGGGAACACAAATCCCATAACGGAAGAAAACCGTAAATCCAAAGCATGGCGGGATAAGTTTGAAGCTAACCTGAAAGATGATAACCTCAATCGTTCCTATGAGGCAAGTAAGGTTTTCTCTACCGATGTGGACAAAGAGATTGCCCGCAGAAAAGAGTTCAACCAGAAGGCTATATCAGAGGAACAGGCATTAACTCCCGTTGTCCAACAGATACGGGAAGAAATAAGGGGTGCCGGTAAATTAACCGATGATGTTGAAAGGTTAAACAGTGTACGAAAGATTACCGGGATGATAAATGATGTATCAAGTAAAATTGATATGTCCCGGCAGTTGGACTTACAAAATGAATTTCTCGACTTAAAGGGGAAATTGGTTACGGAGGCGGGAGACAGGCAGAAGTTTGCTCCCGTACTTTCCGATTCCGATGTTGGTTATGTTGCCGGATTATCCAAAGCATACGAAGGCACAGAAAACTTATTTGAAAACAAACAGAACCTTTTATCTACCGACAAGGAAAAGGTTATCAGCGACATGCTTAGTGGTGATATTGCTAACGATATTACCAGTGATAATCCGTTATCCATTAGCAATATGTCGTTTTCCGACACTTCCGAACCTACCGTTATCCGTCAAAAGATTAAGGATTTACAAGACAAGGTAGAAAAGAATAAAATGATTGTTCGGTCAGCCTATCTGCTTGGCGCAAAAGACGAACTGAAACCTCATTTATCCCCAAACGACATTACCTTATCGGAAGATCAGGGAAATAAGCATTTGAACTTACTCAATAGGTATTATTCGATATTAAGGTTGTATGATGATCTTAATGAAAGTAAGTTAAACAACCACAACGACAAATACTTTATCCAGGGTATTGACAAAGCGAAGCGGGATTTAGAAAATATAGCACAGGGTATTGTTTCCGTTATGCCGGAATATAATGACTTGGTAAAGGCTATTCCATCCATTCCCGAAGCATGGAAGGAAATGAAATATACCTTATCTGACGGGGAACGTAAAAAGTTACATGAAGCCAACCGCCAGATTGTAGAGATAAAATCAAGACTGTTTGAGTTACAGGACAAGATTATTGACAGTCCAGAATTTGAAGCATTTATTAGCGACCTTGTATTGCATCGTCACATGCAGGGTATTGAAGATACCTACCTGAATACCCAATTTTACGATAACAAAGAATACAAATCGTCACTTGATGCCCTGTATCAGTTAAAACCGGGAGATGATTATTTAACGCGCAAAGGCGGGACAAGCGTAGGCTATATCAACACCATAAATTCACTCATTGAGACTTTTGGCGTTCATGCAAAGAGCATGGAGTTAGCAAGGCTTAAAGCATTTACCGAAACAGGTGAAAGCGTTGACCCGTTGATTCAGGGAGCGCAAAGCCTTGCCTTTTCCTTTATGGTGAATGATAATGGCAATGCACACAAAATACTCGGTAAAGTTGTTGAAGCGGAATCCAAATACCTTACCACATGGAAAGGGGTAGGGATACAGGCCGAAGTTGATGCCATGAACCGTGTCTTTATGGATAACTCCATTTTTATCGGTGGAGATAGCGGGACGGGAAAAAGCACATCATTCTTAAAAGGACTTTACGACCTTCATTCGTACTATTCAGAAGAACCATTTTCCAAAGACGTTGTTGCCATTGGAGTATCGGTAGGCAATGAGAAATCGCTTGGTGAAGGGTTATCAGGCATTAAGCCTGAATATCTGCGGTTAGAGGACGTACTGAATAGTCCCGACCTTATCGAACGTGTAAAACGTGCGGACCATATCATTATTGACGAATCACAGCGGTTATCAGACAATGACATTATCCTGATTAAAAACCATTTTGGTAAATCAGGGACCATCCTGTTTTTGGGTGATATCCGTCAGGGGACGGACAATATCTCAAAGGTAGGAGCAAAGTCATTAACCCTTACCGAAAGGAAGAACAATAACAACCCATTGGTAAATGTACTCCATGATGTGTTTAGGGGTATAGGTGATGCCATGCCAAACGGATTTGTAGATGAAAACGGTAATGGTATCCAGTATTTTAAAGATGCCAAAGGTGTTGTTGATGCTTTTTATGCCGACCCATCAGGGGAAAAGGCACTTATCCTTAATCCGTTGGATTACGAAGATTTGACGGAAGAAGAAAAGAAGAATCCTAACATTTTCGTTCTCGATAAAGACATACAAGACAATGGCGAAACTCCGAAATCCATACGTGGCAGTATTTTTAAGAAGGTATATATCGGCTTTGAGAGGAATGGCAACGATGCAGATTACTATACCGCCACCGGCAGAGCAAGTGATTTTGTCGCACTCCCGGATAGAAAAGCTGACGATCTCAACAAAGGCCGTAAAGAAGATGTCTCATGGGTTGAAACTCCGGCCCAACTGCCGGACGACCTGCTCAAACGGTACTACGACAGGGAAATTGACAGACTAAGGACTGTTACAGGAGATCAGACTACGGGGGTAAAACCCGTAGAACCTGTAAAGGGAAAAACTGACCCCGACCAGATATTACCTGTTACCGTAAAACCAACGGCAGGAGATGTATTTAAAACCATTGACCCAAAAGGATATGCCCGTATAGTATCGGTAGGCAAAGACGGGATATCGTTGAAAGTTGTGGTAGCTGACACAGAAGCAGAAGTTAAAGCCATTAACATTGACGACCCGTTATTGAAGCCGTCAAAAATGGATATAAGCGGTATCAGCTACATTGACACTAACCACAGGGATAAATATGTTCCCAAACCCGTAGGGAAGGTAGCAAAGGGGAAAACCTCGGCATTCGCTGAAACAGGGGAATCATACGCTTACACTCATTACACTTTTGGCAGCGATGTATCTGCCGAAGATCATACTACCAAACAGGACATCACAAAGCATATCCATGCACTTTCAGCCTATTTTAATCCCGAATTGGTGTATCTGCGTAGTCAGGATATGACCGACCCGTTAGGGAATAAGGTGACGATGAATGATGTGCTATCCGTCAGATTCACATTTAAAGACGGAGCAAAGAAAGCTGAATTTCTCGATCAGTTAAAGAGATCCACGGGGAGCCGGTTATCAGAAAAGGCATTTGCCGAAATAGAGAAATCGGTTAATGAGACGGGAGAATTACCTGAAAAGTTCAGGTATCTTATGATGCTTGACCAACCACATAAAGGACTTTCAGAAGATCATAATGCCGCCTTAAAAGACTTAATCACCGAAGGCCGGGGTAAGTTCTCAAATGACCCTGTGGTATTATCCAACAATATCCCGTTGGGAGATGATTATAAAGTTTATTCTGTTACGGGTAAAAACCAGGACGGCAGGACAAAGTATATCCCCGTCAGTGAGTTGATTGGCAAAATGGAGGGGAAAGTAGTCTTTGGGAACATGGCTACCGCAAAGAACATATATGAGAAAGGGACAATGAGACAGAAACTCATTATCCAATATGACCCTGTTGCCATTATTTCTGAATCAAATTATATCATCCTGCGTACATTGAAGATGTCGGAGGTTGCCGCTGCCGAAGGGAAATCCATTGCCGATATTTTAAAGGCATGGAAGGATACCGACACATACCTTACCCAAAACGGGGAGATGGACGGGACCATGCTTTTCAATTTTATTCATAATAACAGGGCGCAATTTAAGAATAAAGAGATAGGTAAAATCATTGGGGATTTTGGCAAATGGGAATATGATACCGCTGCTGCTGGTTATCGTTTGAAACTTAAAAAAGAGTTTGCCAACAAAGAAGGATATGCCAAAATGTTTGACAGGATTATCGAAAGATCATCCGAACTTGGCAATGTTGAGTTGCCGTTTGACAAGGCATACGGGCTTTCAGACATACTCTCTGGCAGGGCAGGTACATTCCTTACCAACACCTTAGATTTGCTGCCACATACGTCAGTATTCATTAATGACATAAAACCCGGTGAAGTTGTTCAAGCGGGGCCGGAATCGAATCCTCCCGTGACATTTGGCAAAGGTGAAGGAAGTGCAGAAGAAGCTATTAACTTCGTAAATCAGGAAAAGGAAAAGATTAAAGCCGACAAAAATGAAAAGGTTCCTGCCAAAGAATATAAGGAGTTTGTTGACAACAACGTAGTTTCTGATAAAAGGTTAAACACCATTGCGGACAAGTTATTTGCTGGAGAAACGCTTACTACTCGTGAGCAATCCATTCGTGCCGCAAGAACATCGGAAGTTGAATCTTTGTTACAGGATAGGAAAAACGATTCAGAAAATATCAGTGAAGAACAGTTTCCTCAATGGGCGGTTGAATCGAAGTATGCTACACCTAACGATTTAATTGCTGCCTACGATCAGGTAGTGTTGACATCCCAAAGTGGATTACAACCATGGCAGGAAAGGCTGGAAGCTGAACAATTCTCATATAAGAGTTATGTTCGTTTTGGGGATGAAAACACCCTTAAAGTAGAACAAAAGTCAGGGAGAAAGAAAGGCCAGTTTAAGAAGAAGCATCCGATAGAAAAAAATTGGTTGCTTGATAAATCAAATGACACAAATTTAAAAGGAATTGATTTATTTGTAAACGAAGAGAATGAGGGTTATAACTCAAATATAACTCCTGACGATGTTATTGATTTTATCAATTCCAATCCTGACAAAAGCGTATTTAAAGATAAAGTTCCTGAAATCCAAAAGGAAATATCCCGCAAGTATAAGGAAAAGACGGGAATGAGTATCAATGAAGGCAAAAAACGTATTAAGGCTGCTTATGCGGAAATCCCTGACTTTGCGACATTAGATACTTTTGTTAAACATAACGGGATTGATATTTCAACGGCAACAAAAGAAGAACTGTTATCATCAATTGAAGCCAACAAAGATCAGTTCCAAGGGTTCCCATTTTCAGAAGAAAGTTATAATAACCTATATAAATATTTATCAGATGAAAAAACAGTTCTCGAAGTATACCCCAAGTCAAATCTTGGCAATGAGGGTGGCGCACCAGCGGATGGAAATGGAGAAGAAAACGGGCCAATCTTTGAAGAATCCCGTGAAACAGACACCCGCAGAATCAGCCGAGAAACCCTCAACACTTGGTTAGATTCCAACGTTCATCCCGACATTGCCGCTGATATTCGTGAAAGTCTGGACAAACATGGCATCGGGTTTTTGAATATTGACGGGAAACAGGTATTTGGCTACCTTCATAATGGCAGGATACGACTTGAAATGCAGAGGGATGGGATTGTATATACATCACCAAAGCATGAGTTTTTCCACATGGTATATAACTACTTTTTGGATGAACCAAGTAAGGGTATCATAATGAATGAATCCAAAACCGCCATGAAGCGTTATTCCCCACAATGGCGGGGCAAAAAGATTACCGACCTACAAGCAGAGGAATGGATAGCTCATTATATCGGTAAGACAGGCATTGAAAAACCATTTGAAAAGAAGGAGAAGTCCCCGTGGTACACCCCGAAAGGGATATTTCAGGCATTCATGGATATGGTCAATAAGATGTTTGGCAGGTATCAGCCGGACATGAAGCATATTGACAACCTGATTTATGATATTGACCATGGCAGGTTTAAAGATCAAATGCCTGATTTGTCCCGCAAGGCTACCCGGACGGAACTTGACCCGTCAAAAGAGGTTAACAAGGTACTTACCAATATCGAACACCATGCAATGGATGAATTTGGTGGAGGTAAGCCATACCATGACCTTTTCCTTGACAGGTACTTTAAGAAGTCAATAGGGGAAAAAGCCATTGACCTTAACGGGACGGACTATCATTTATATTCAGCCAAAGACAGGCAGGAATATGTTGAAGGGTTTGACAAATACCAATCATGGTTAAAAGGCATTGCCGATATGCCTAAAAACGTAGCCATAGGGGAACTTGAAAAGATAGGGGTAAGAAATCCTGGTGAATTTTATGACAGCATCACCGACAACATGTTTGTCCGTAGTTTCAGGGGAAATTCACTTATAAGTGAAACTGACCCAAAAACTGTTGAGTTCTTACAGGATGAATTTAAGAGACTGCCGGAAGATTTACAATCAAAGTATGCCTATCAGATATTGCTCACAAACGGACTTGAATCAAAACAAGGTTCTGCTATCAATATCATCCCAAAAGAGTTCTACGATAAGCCTAATGGGTTACATGAACAATCTACTGCCTTTGGCAGATACCTTGATGGGATAGGTAATGACCAAAATGAATATTCCCGCCTTTCTACGGAAATGAAGGCTTATGCCGGTGGCGAAGGTTACAAACGCTATCCGCATGGAGGGTTTGATTCCGAAAAGACTACTACCGATGGGACCATGAGTAATACCTCAACGGTAAAGCCATTATCACCATACCTTGATGTTATCAATGGGTTCTATTCTCCCGTTGAAAAAGCCGTTTTGGATATTAAGGCGGAAAAACTCACTGGCAACAAATGGCTCGAACAGTTACGATCACGGGGAGTAAAGGGCGATGAACTCACCTATACAGGGTTAGATGATATGTTAAAGGCTAACCCTTCAAAGACTTTCAGTAGAGGGGAAATCCAGCAATGGATGAAGGATAACCGGATTGATATTCGGGAAGTTTCAAAAGGAGATAATGAGGTTAAATTACAAGAAGAATATGATTTAATCATAAACGCAAAAAATGCTATTTTTAGTAGAGTTGAACGGGATTCTAATTACACACATTTTGCAGATGAAATATGGGGTGACGTAGATCATTTCATTAAAAATGGAGGGGAGAAACCGACATATATACCAGAAAAAGCATTCGATCAACTTGTGAAATTAGAATTAAGAAATAATGAAATAAGGACTAAACTTACAAGTAAGGAAGAACGTGAAAAATCACAAACAAAATATTCGGCGTACCAACTCCCCGGAGACAAAGAGAACTACAAAGAGGTATTGATAACGTTACCACCGAAGGAACCTACTACCGATGAACTTCAACAAATGGCTTTCGTACAGTACAATGTACCTTACGATGAACTCAACGATGCACAACAGCGCAATACACGTTCGTATGTGTTAGCAAGCAGGGATTTTTATTACCGTTCATCCCATTTCGATGAACATAACATTTTGGCACATTTAAGGTTAAGCACCCGTGTTGACGTTAACGGAAAGAAAGTTTTATTTGTTGATGAAATTCAGTCAGATTGGGGGCAGAAAGGGAAAAAAGAAGGGTTTAAAGAACCCAACAGCATAACTGAATTACCAACAGGATTCATAGTAGAACCTCCAACTAAATTTGAGGATTATTGGAAAATAACTGCCCCGAAAGGGTATGACAGGGCAACCCAAGATTTCGTGTTTGATTCAGGAAATACAAAAGAAGAAGCGATTAAAAATGCGTTAGAAACTTTAAATAAAGATGCTAACAAGAGTAAACATACTCATGCCCCTTTCGTCACCGAAACGACAGCATGGACAAAACTTGGATTGAAAGTTGCGTTGAAACAGGCTATAAAAGAAGGTGCAGAAAGTATCAGTTGGACAACGGGTGAACAGCAGAATGAACGGTATGATTTGTCAAAGAAAATAAACGAAATTCATTATAGCGGTAGCAATCTTAAAGCATACGACCATGATGGAAATACTGTAATAGAGAGAACGGGAGTTCAACCTAAAGATTTGCCTGATATTATTGGTAAGGACGTTGCTGAAAAACTTATGGCACAAGAACCAAAAGGAACTTTGCGTAGTTTGACGGGTCAGGATATTAAGGTTGGTGGCAAAGGCATGATAGGTTTCTACGGAAGTCCGGCAGAAGGCAAATTAGGCATTGTCGGTCAGGTTGCAGAAGGTTTGTGGGGCAAGGGGAGTGTGAAAACAAAAGATATTGGTACAAAAAGGCTTATAAATGAAAATGATTTTACAGATTCGTTTGTGGTTAAATCACCTCATACTGGAGACTACCAATTACGTGCATGGAATGATGACGTTCTATCTACAATTCCGATAGATGTAGGGAATCAACTATCTAAGGAAGCAATACAAAAGACATTACAAGAAATTGCCATAGAATCCGAACGTAAAATTAATGGTTCAACAACTCAACATTCTATTGACATTACCCCCAAAATGCGTGATGAAGTAGCACAGGGATTGCCCCTATTTCAAAAGCCTATTGACCTTAACAAAATCCAAGATAACCGTGTTGTTCAACAATCATTTGAAATCCTGCTTGACAAAATAAAAGGTCAGTTTGAACAACTTAACTTCATTAAGGAAGATTCCGATTCGTTACGGGAAAAAGGTATTAGCCCAACAGCAAGGGGATATGTCGATGGACAGGGAATACATTACAACATTGACAAGGTAACATCATCCACAGGGGTACATGAGTTACAGCATATATGGAATGCCGTGTATAAGTCACGTAATCCCGAAAAGTATGCTGAATTTGAAAACTACGTGAAGGATGCTATCAGTCAGGGGGGGAACGATGTTGCCAAATTATCGGAACAGATAAAGATTACTTATCCCGAACTTGACGGGCAGCAGCACATTGACGAAGTGATGGCTACCATGGGAGGGTTTACCTCTATTCCTGCCGTAGAACGCTTTTTACGGGAAAGTGACAGTAAGATACCGGAGACGGATAAAACCTTCGCCACACGTATCTATGAGAACGTGAAGCGTTATGTCACCGAATTATGGAATGGGTTAAAAGGCATACTCGGATTAAAAGACGGGTTTGACATTGGAAACCCTGACTTAGAAAAGTTCTTTAAAGATTTCACCAATCAGGTATTAAAAGGAGACAAGTTCACATTCACCCCTGACGAGATGAAAGTCATTGACAAAATGGGTAAGGCTGAAAGCAGATCCGCAAAGATGCCTGTATTGGACATTAGCGACCTTACACTTCATTTAGCATCAGATCACGCTGATTCTTTACGGTTCTCAAAACTCACACCGGAAGAAGTCACCGATGAAATCTTCAATGAAGTTAAAAAGACGGGAGTAAATGCAAGGGGTAACTATTATTACAACGAAGGAACCCATCAGACTGTTTTCCCTGCTGACAAATACGATACTGACGAGAAGTTAAAAGAAGCCATTCATAACCAGGTTACACCCAAATATCCTATGATTGACGGGAAAGTACCTGAACTTATACAGAACTTCATATCTTTTGCCAATACCCCTATTGGGTTATCTGCTACTCATAACAGTAAACAGGCTACCATTTCTGATATTGCTTCAACGGTAGGATTAAAAGACTACAACCCACAGGTACTTAAAACCCTTATCAACCTACTTGGTATTGAACAGGGAGCCATGGACGTAGTGAGGTACTCCCAACTGCCGGAACACGCAGACCCACGTTTCAGGTCATTGTATAAAGACGATTTAAAAGGTTATGACCCTATCGTTGTTGTTCATGGATTTGACAAAAACGGGAAGGCTGACGTATCTATATTCGATGTTACCTCCTATGGTCAGGGAACGGATGCCGTCATTGGTAGGCAACGGAACATTTTGGGGGATATCATGGATGATAAGAAATATCGCAAATTAGGCGGCCCCGCAGAATACAATGACAGCATGTATAGCTACCGGAAACTCATGATTGGGATGCAAGCGTTAGGCATGGATGCTACCTTCAGAAAGTTATCAGTCATTGAGACACGTAAAAACAGCGTTAAGCCTTATCAGGTAAACAGCATTGAGGATATTGGTAAGATACTTGACATTTTAAAGGCACAACCTGAATTTATGGATATGGTAGGGAGCATCACTATCCGTGGTATCATCCAAAACAAGCGGATAGAGAATGATAAACTGCGCACCCCTTTCATCAACCAGCTTAGTGAATATCTCTCCAATCAGGAAGAAATGATGGACCCTTACGAAGAATTTGACACGAAAAGGGAATCTGTCGTAGCAAGGCGGGACTTACTCACCAAAGGTTCAAAACAGGCAAAGATAAAAGCCTTAACAGAATGGCAGAGGGTATTAGACCATAAGATAGGCAGCGACACAGAGAAGTTTGCTGACCCTATCTATCAACTTGTAAGTGCCACGTTGGATGAACTCAAAAGGCCGGGAACAGGATTTGGTCATATTGAGACGGCAAACCAAATCGCTGACATAAAAGGGGGGGGACTTGAAAACATTCCTTCTCCATTGGTACAGCGCAGCAGCTTTATCCAGGCTTCCGCAGGGGCCATGCAAATGTCTATCGAACGTACCGTATCGGCATATTGGAAATACCATGAAAAGATATTCCCATTGCTTGAGAAGGTAGTGGCGCAACATGGCATTAAAGCACAGCCATTTGTCGGAACCGCAGGAAACTTATACTTCGACCATCTCTATAAGGATATGGACGTTGTTGCGGGTAAGGACTTGACCTATGGTGGGAAATCCTACAAAAAGGGTGATAAGGTAACGGTGCGGGGAACAGTTCTCCACATGGACAAGAATGACCCCGAAACAAAGCCATTATATGACAAAGGGAAGATTACCGATGCCGACCTTGAACTCACCAATGCCATGTACGATGAAATGAGAAAGCGTACCATAGCAGACATTTACTGGCAGCATCAATTTACCGAAATAGGCAGCGAGCATGATGATTTGAATATCAGCGAATTTACATGGGAGGATGCCGAGCAGCAGTTTAACGACATGAACTCCCGTGCACCAAAAGGTCATATTCCTGTAATCGACAAATCAGCCAACGAAATGCTTATGCAGGGTAAGTTCAAAGAGGGGTTGAAGAAATACTTTGACAATATCCAAGCACCGGACCAGATTTTCACCGATGTCACCAAGGATAAAAGCATGACCAAGTTGTTCAGCAGTATTAACCAACAAATGCTTGACCCTTCAAAGACACATGAAAAGATAGGATTGGTAGAGGTAAGGGATGGGAATACTTCACATTTTGAACTTTTTGACCCTGACCTTAACGAAAAGGCTTCTCACGACATTGAGAAAATCGGCAACTACTTTATGCTTAAAGGTATCAGGGATGAAATGATTGGCAATGAGTTCCTGCCGGAGTATAATACGCAGATGGCTTTAATGACCGGATGGGAAAATTCCAACAACGTAAACCTTCGCCATACAAGGGAATTTATGGAGGAATACTTTAACCGTTATGTCAATAAACAGAATGCAGACAAACGGGATAACGGAGGAACTATTGATGTTCCGCTTATCGGTCCCGTGGAAACAGCCGACGTAGCCAATACCGCCATGCGTGGCATGACTAACATTTTGCTGATGTATAGGTTCGTAACGGCGCCTAAAGTTCTTATCGCGGGAGCATTCAAATCAACCGTTAATGCCATTGCTCAATCAGCCGCTAATATTGGAATGCCGGAGGAATTAAGGAGTGAAATACTACCTACTATGGCTGACCACTTAAAGGCAGCAGGTAAAATGTTCTCCAACCGTAGAAAGGTATGGGCCATTGCCCGGAAGTTTCACTATTGGAATCAGACGGAGGATAGCCTACTTCATTCTCCGATGGAGAACCTAAGTGTTAAGAAAAATGCTTTATCCGCAGCATGGGGGATGTTACCTGATAACTCCGTTGACCAAACGATGCGGGTACATTCTCTGGTGTCTCAACTTATCCATAACGGGGCATGGGAAGCCTATTCTGTGGATGCTAAGTCGGGGGACTTAGCATGGGACCGATTTAAAGACAAGAGGTACTTCAACTCCGATGGGAGCCAATCTGCCAAACAGAAGGCTATGTATAATGCCCTTACGGAAAGGTTAAAGTCACAGGGTGAAATGAGTGATAGCGACATTATCCCTGACAGGGGAGACGATTGGGATATTGTGAACAATCATTACAAATGGTATGCTTCACAGTTCGTATATGTAGGGATTGACGATGCTACAAAGGCATTGATGACAAACGGGTGGAAGGGTAAAATGGTCGGGATGTTCAGAATGTTTATGATGCCACATTTGAATAATCTTGGTGTCAATGCAAAGACAGGTGAAACCATTGGAGGGGGAAGGTGGGTCCCATATCTTGATGAAGAAGGCAACACCATGACAAAATGGGAAATGAATATCATGGAAGGTCATTTTCAGTCATGGAGACACGTAATCCACGACTTACGGGATTTTAAAAACATGAAAGACCCGTTAAAGTATTGGCAGAGTTTACCTACTCACAGGCGTATCAACTTAGGCCGCAGCCTTGTCTATGCTGGGGCTTTAGCCGGGTTGGTGTATTTCATCGGGACATTGACAAAGAAGGACCAGCAGAAGTATTCATACCTTTACAGCGAACTTATGCTTGGTTATGCTTCCGAAGAATGGATGAAAAACCCTATTCCAATTTTAGGTACGACATTGAGACTTACAGAAGTAGGACTTGGACAGAAGAAATTCAGCGTTCTCGCAGGGACATTAGGAGTGTACGGAGGGTATAAGAGGGCAGTAGCCTTAACCACTCCTTAATTTGACAGTAGTATGAATTTTTCTTAATTTTGTGGACATGGTTACACCCGTAATTTCTTTAGACAAGTCACTCGATGGGTACTTAGGTATCAGCGACATTACCCCTTATGCCGCGGGGGAACGCGATTTGACAGGGATAATGGTATTCTGGTCAAGTGATGCCTTTGCCGCCGATTTCAATGTTGACCAATCCAATGCCGATTCATGGAGTGTCCCCGTAGGGGCGCAGCAGACGATATCAGTCTATGCCCTGTATAACTACACATGGGATGCACTGAATAATATTGATTTCGGTCAATTCGGGATAGTGTTTTATAACGGGGTATTCTATATCAAGACTACTACCGGGACTATCAACCCTTCATCTTCGGGGACCAATCCCGCACTCGATGTTACTGATTTCTCCCCGCTTGTCGTAGGGCAACCGCTTACAATAGGGAGTTATGTATATACCGCCCTTACCATTGCCGATATTTACGCATTGGCAGGGTTGTCCGTTGCGGCAGTAGGGGCAACTTCGATAGCAACCACGGCAATAACCTTTATCGACCGAGATGCTTTTGTCCTTTCCAAGACGGACTGCCTGAAATGGGAGGTAGCAATAAACATATCGTGTGTCGTTGTTCGGACAAGGCTTTATAACTACGATGGTACGTTGTTGGTTGAGGGATTGCCCTTTGCCGGGACTACGGTGATAATCGACCTTTCTGCCTATGGTGACGGGTCATACACATTTGAACTTGCCTATGTCAACAATGGCAACCAACAGCATATACCTACTCCTACATCATGGATTGTCGTTACCATACCTATCCTTGAAACATGTAAAGCCAATGCCTGTTACACGAAGTTGTTTAAGTACACACTTTGTACCTGCGATGATCCATGTGACGACTGTGATGATAATAAGGCCAAAAAACATGACTTGCTGATGATACGGGAACTGGTGACGAGCATCAACCAAATGGTGTATTTACAGAAAAGCCAGTATGTAGGATTATACCCTATCACTAAAAGCGAGAGTGATCTTTTGACTGACATCGGTCAAATGATCGACAAGTTAAAGATAGTCACCGACCGCTGCGGATTATGCGGAGGGAGCAATAACATCAATATAACCTGTTAACCATGACAGTCCGGGAACAACAGCAAACGGCATATTGGCAAATAGCGCACCCTTACGTAGTGTCGATATCCAATGACATGATACGTGACTTCGTGATGGGTAAAAAGGTTACTGAATCCCGGAGATTATCGCTGCTTCATAACCTATGGTTTTATTTGGATATTATCGAACAGCAACGGGAAATAGACCTTATCAATGGCTTGTTTTATCCATTAAGTTATTACCGGACACTCTATTGCATTGACAAAATCCAAAAGCAACTACAATGTACCGGGATTGAAGGCAAGACCATTGCCGACCTTATCAACGTGTACATTGGAGATACTTCAAATGGAGGTATCGGCAGCATGATAATCCAGGGTGCGGTGAACCCATTCCACATAAGGGGTAATTCAGGTCAAACGACGGGATTTGCCACAACTACTGTCCCTGTTAATGTATGGCAGTCATTTACTACATATATCATAAACAATATCACCAATTCATGCTGTACCGTCAAAGCAACCAAAACCAACATTTCAGCCGATTCGGTATTTCTCAATTTGATTCCGGGAAACTACAAATTCAATGATGTTGTCTTTGAGAATAAGACCGCTAATTGGGCGCAGCTAAGTATGGGGATCACTTCGGGAGGTAATGAATGTTTTGCCTGTTCAGGGATGAACCTGCTCGATCTTACTACGAAAGGGTTGACTACCATTGCGGTGAATAAGACTTTCTCCCTGACAACTCCTACAACTATTTACCTTCACCATGCAGGGGTGGGAGACGATTGGAACAACGCTATCTTTAACATAGAATTTATCTTTGAAAAACTATAAGCATGAGAAAATTAGTATTTATAGCTTTATGCCTTTTTAGCCTTATGGCGGCGGGACAGAACACAAAACCTATTCTCACCTTACCAAACAACAGAACTAAGTTAGGGGCTATCTTTGCTGCCACACAGGTCGTTGTACTATCCGATAGCGTACCTCGTAGGCAGTATCAGTTTACTCATACTAATACTTCCGTCAATGATTCCATGACTACCATGTACAGAATGGGATGGGTTGTCTCTGTGGGGTCTATTGGGGGTGGGATAATTGACACTATGTTATTCCTGAGAAAAACTCAGGCTGCTACATTATATCAACCCAAAGGTTCTTATAGAACTATGAGTAATCATGATAGCCTTGCTAATCTCGATGAAAAGTCGTATAATTCTTTAACAGATAAGCCTACAATCCCTCCTGCAACAGACACATCTTTACTTGTTCATAAGAAAGATAGTGTAAGAATGGGTGGATATGCAACACAATATGACTTAACACAACTTCCTTCAGTTGATACAGCTTTGCTTCTTCATAAGGAAGATAGTATTAGAGGATATTTAACTCCTTATCATGCAGGATTGACATTCCAGCCTATTGGAAACAAAATACTTTATGTTGGTTCGGGTCAGAAATACCTTACAGTAAATTCAGCACTTACTGTGGCAGATTCAACTTATTCAATCGTCATTTATCCCGGTACATATTACGAAAAGATTACCCTAAAAAATGGGGTTAATATCTTTGGATATGGCAAAAATGTAACCATTATTGATACAACAGCATTAACGGCAGTAAAGGATAATGGAACAAAGGTAATTTGTCAATTGTCAAATCTTTATTTTAAATCAACAAAGTATGTCTGTTTATGGCTCACAAATACAAGCAGTGAAATAACTTGTAACAACGTCACATTTGAATCAACAACTAATTACGGAGCATTGATAAGTGGAAAGCTGACAGGTGCAAAAATACTTGCTACGAAGTTAACAGGAGGCAATTATGGATTAGATGTTAGTGCCAATGGGTATGCTGTAGATTGTTGGGTAAACAGTAATTCGGGATACGGGATTCATATTGATGCTGGTGGGAAAGCAGATGATTGCTATGGCACATCATTAGTTCAATCTGGAATTTATAATGAGGGCGGATTAGTAATTAAATCTACCGCAGAAACAACACACCCTTATTCTGCGGCATTCGATAATCAAGGCGAGGCAAGATTTTGCGAGGGTATTTCACATGGTCAAACAGGGTTTGCCAATTTAGGTAAATTGGCAAGAGCATATAACTGTATTGGTGAAGGCGATGATATGGGAATTTCTGCAAATTCTGGTGTTGGTTTTTTAAATGGTAATGGAACTCCCACTTACGATAGTGCAATAGCATATTATTGTAAGGGATTATCTCATACAGATGAGGGTATGGTGGGATATAATAATTCAATAGCTTATGGGTGCGTAGGTGTTGCACTTGAAGGGGGATTAGAAGGAATATCATCATTAGGAGGAACATTTGTAAACTGTTCAGCGGAATCAAAAGCACCTGCTGCATTTCAAATATCCGCATTTGGAACAAACTCATTAGCTGGAATTACTAAGGGTGCTAAGTTAATTAATTGCAGTGGGTTTTCACCCAAATACCCATCTGGAAATGGTTTGGTTTTATTTATTTCTGGTGATTCATGTGTAATTGACGGTGGATCATATATATCAGAACAAACGGGATCGTCTTCACAAGCGATTAGATTAGCAAGTGATGTTCATCATGTTTTCATTAGAGGTGTGACAGCAACAACTGATTATGCTTATTTTTCTATTGTTGCAGATAATGTTATACCCGAAACAATGATTAATGTTAATTCCAATAAACCCTTTTATAACATTAGAAATTCAATAGATAGATTAGATACTGTTTATGGGTGGGGTAATCATGCAGGATTGTATTTTAGTAAAGCAGATTCAAATACAAATGCTAATGCAATTACATTAAAATATTTTAATGACCATAAATCATCAAGTTCAGGAACGGTAACATCAATTTCAACAACCTCACCATTAACAGGAGGAACGATCACAACTACGGGAACTATTGCCATTAATAATGATACTCTTACTGATTGGAGAACCAAACAGAACAAAGGTGTCACAGCCTTTAATTGGGGGGACTATCACTCTGCTACATTATTCCCTAAACGTGCAGATAGTAATACCAACACAAGTTATGGATATATAACCAGAAAATATTTTGATGCTCACACCCTATTGGGAACTTATGTTAATCTTGCTGATAGCAACGTTTACCATCATGGGTATGTCACCCCCAAGGCAATGTATGATGGATTAAACGAGTGGGGAGCAAATTATCAACCAATTTCAGGGATGTCCTCATACTGGTTATATGCCGATACATCAGCCAATAAAAAACTTGCTGCATATTACACTACTATGGCTGCAATAGGATTAAGATCATTACCATCTGATACAGGGGTAAATAAGAAATTTGCAGCCTATTTTGACATGACAACCAAGTTAGTATTAAAAGCTAATTTAAGTTCGCCAACTTTCACAACTCAAATTACCACGCCAAAATTAATTGTTACACAACCATCAATTACAGGGGGATCGGGGGTTAATATAGTATCCGTGACGGGAGGATCACAATCAGGTGTTGATGTGGGAAGTGAGGTAACAGATGTAAATATTAACCTTGCTCGTACTCTTCAGCATAATGGAGGGGCAATTACAAATCAGAGAAGCGTTATAATTTCCACCCCAACACTAACAGCTACGAGTGCAACGACAATATCTGATGCTGATGGAGTGGTTATTCAGGGACCACCAACAGGAGGAACCAACACAACATTAACAGAGTCTTGTGCAGTCGCAGTTGAGACAAAGGCATTGACCAATGTAACAACTGGATATGGATTAAAGGTTGCGGCACCAACAGGTGCAACTACTAATGTGGCTGCAAAGTTTACGGGAAATGTAAATGTTACAGGTAGGTTATATTCAGATGTTGTTGCATCCGGTAATTCAGGAACGGCAATAACCTTTGATTGTTCTACCTCCAATAATTTCACAGTAACAAGGACAGGAAATTGCACCTATACGTTTAGCAATATGGTGGCTGGACAGATAGTGTCTGTATTAATGACACATGAGGCATCAACCACAACGTACACAGTAGCTACAAGCCCAACGTTTACTTATCCCGGTGGCGTAACCCCTGTTTATACAAATACGAGTGGGGCGAATGACTTACTAATTGTAAAGTATATTGGGGGAGTTTATATATGTTCACAGATTGCAGATATTAAATAGCATGAGAAAGCTAACCACTGTAATATTAATACTGATTTCTTTTAACGTATTTTCAACGAATTACTATTGGAAGAACGTGAATGGGAACAGTACAACCTTATCAAATTACGCTACCGATACTACATCATGGACTACTGCACTTGCATTTCCTACAAGTTCTGATAATCTTTATTTTACTTATGCAGCAGGGAATGTCACCTGCACTATTACTGGAATTATAAACTGTTTGGATTGGAATTGTCATGGATTCAGAGGAACGGTTGTAGGTAATGGTACTAATTTTAACGTTAATATTTATGGGAATGTTTATCTAAGTGGTACAATGCCAATAACGGCATCAACATTTCTCATGCAGAATGCTTCTTCGGCTACTTGGTACAGCAACGGTATTTCTATTGGAAATTTTTATAAGTCAGGAGGAAGTGCTGAGATAAAGATAATGGATAATCTTAGTTGTATAGGCATGAGAATAGCTATTGGCACTATTAATTTGAATGGGAAGCCATGTACTATTCAAACATTTGCTATCAGTGACGCTACCAATCCCTCAACACTTATTACAGGCGCAGCAAATGTTAATTTTAGTGCAAACGGGGCAATAGACTTTGCAACAAATGGCAGCAATTTCACTTTCACAGGAACAGGGTCAACTTTACGATTTACTGCGGGTAATCCAGCGTTTAAAGGGAATGGTAAAACATTTGAAAATGTGTACTTGGAGGGTACACTAACAACTGGAGGAATGACTATTTCCGGTAATAATACATTTACCACTTTAGGTACTAATAGTAGCGTTACTCGATTTATAAAGTTTACAGATGGATCAACACAAACAGTTACAAACTTATCTATCAACGGAACCCCAGGCAATAGAATTACATTAACAGGGACAGGTACGGCAGGGTGGGCCATAACAAAATCAACAGGTATTACCCGCGTATCATTTTGCAATATATCTTATTCCACAGCCACAGGGGGGGAGTGGATGGCTGGAAGCAACTCAACAAGTCAGGGCTTTAACTCAGGATGGAAATTTCTCAATTCTTTACTTTTCTCAACAGGATTCTAACTATGAAAAAAACAACATTAATTATCCTTTGTTTTGTGACATTATCAGGGTTTGGGCAATCCATTAAAAATCCCGGTGTGGTGCTTGACACAACCTATCATGGTTCGCGTTTTATCTATGAATGGAACCTTGGACAGTTTTCAACTCAGGCAGTCGATTCAGGATCGTATTTTTCGCTGAATGGTTCAAACATTGAACTAACTCTAACCAAAAAAAGGATTGTCGGTGTTGGCGATACCCTGGTAAAAGAGGTGAAAATTCAAATCAGGTTTGCCGATATACAGACTGCGTTGAATGGGTTCTTTAGCGATATTAAACTAAAAAAAGCAATCAAAGATGCCATTGAGCCAAATTATAAAATCAAGGTATCACAAGAATAATCAAAAAAAACACCAAATGCAAGTCTTTGGATATACCGATTCAATTAATAGATAATTCGAAATGGAACTTTACATGTCCAGCCTATGTACCACAAAATCAAATATATTATTAAACAATACGGGGTATGAGCAGATCGCAAATAACAAAATGGTCATTCAGGATGATGTGGATAGTTTACGCTGTATTGATGACATACATTATAGCTTGGCAGGTAGAGAACAAACTCGAAAGTGGTGGAACAAAACATGAAATTCATAATGTCAGGTAATGGAACAATCTACTGCCTATTGGATAATATCGGGGTTAGTAACCGGGATGGTAGGGTTTATTTCCCTTACCTATTGGAACCTTAAAACCGATCAAAAGGAGATTAAACAGTCTGTGGCGGATCTTTTAAAGACCGTTATGGAGCAAAAAGAAGTTTTGATACTCGATGTTGAAAAAGCTATCACAAAACATGATAATTTAGCAGAGAAATTCAACAAACTTCAAACAGACGATCAGGTATTTTATAAGGAATGGCAAATAACCAATAATCAGCATGAACTTAAACTCGCCAAACTTGAAAAAAACATTTACGACTTCCGGGACTTAGTTTCCACTACTCGTAGTTACCTTGAAAATAAAATGAGTGTGTCGGAAGGTGGTGTTAAAATACTTACCGAACTATTTAAAGAAAATTTGACAAAGATTACCGATATAATTATTAAACACAATTAGTATTAACCTTAAAATCAAAAACAATGAACTCAAATTTTGCTTCATTAAATTGGCTCGATGCATTAAAAGGATTTATCCTTGCTGTTATCACAGCATTAGTAATCGGAGTGTATCAGGCATTACAGGCAGGGACCATTGCCTTCACATGGGTATTTTGGCAACCAGTCGTTTTATCTGCGGTAGGTGCCGGAATTGCCTATTTGGTCAAAAATTTCCTCACGAACTCAACGGGTCAGCCGTTGACTATCGAAAAACCGTAATGACACCGCAACCAACAAACTCCACATCAAATCCTACCCCGAACTTCGGGGTGGGATTATTGGTGTTGGCAATCATCGCATTAGCCATATTTTGCATTTGCACAAGAGAAAGACCTCATATTTATTAAGATGAAACAGATAGCAACATACGTAGTGATAGGAATTTTGATAGCATTGGCCTGTTTCCTTGGCTACAAAGTGATTTCAGCCAATAGTAGGATAAATGTACTTTCAGATCAGGTGACGGCCTATAAGTCAGCAAAAGCAGATACAGTGATATTATATGACACTATTCATATTCCCGCTGAAATAAGGATAAAACCCATTCCAGTAAAAACCATCATCCATGACACTATCATAAAAGAGATCAGTGAAAATTGGTATGATTCTACTTTCAACCAAAAAGGTATCAGGTTTCATTGGTCGGCACATATATTAGGGAACCTTAACGACTTATCGTTTTCAGACTTTGTATTCCCAAAAGAAATTGATAGGATAACATTAAGAACAGACACTTGTTTCAGTAAGTCTCCCGCCTACAAAGCCAAATTACTCCATTGGGGGTTATATGCTGAAATGGTCGGGAGAAACTTCAAAGACTTTCCTGGTATCGGGATAGGTGGACAGATTATAGTACAAGATCAGTTGACAGTTGGGATTGGGGGAGTTTACCTCAATGGCACATACGTAAACGTAAGAATAGGGTTACTTTTCAAATAACATTCGATATGCAACGCAACAAGGCTTTTTTCTTCGATTCCCCACGTACCACGGCAGGAACCAAATTCAACGCCAACAATATCCCGTCAGAAAACACATTCAGGGATTTAATGGATAGCATACCTTTTAAGGTCTCATCCGGGGACTATGCTACTGAAACACTTCAGGGGCTCGTGACCCTCGCCACGACAGCAGTAAGTAAGGCCCGTAGTGGTAACGGTGTTGTGTTGCCATCCCATCTCCCGGCATTACAGGTTAATGGCACGGAACTCCTTTCGAGTAATTCATCCTACCAAGGTATAAAGGTAACTGCCATTTCCGCAACTGACAGGCTTGACTACCAGATAGACTTCGATCCTACATCGTTGACAGCAAAGACTACCCTGGCAGCAACGGATTTCCTTGTTATTGTCGATACCGCTGATTCCGGCAAACCTAAAAAACTACTTTATTCAGCATTGTCGGGGAGTGTATGGAAAGATACCGCTACGGTTATTACTCCCGTCACATCAGGGGATTCCCTCGATATGGGGACAGGTCCCGTTACCGCAGCTTCGTATCTGCTTACCTATGCTGCTGACGCTTACATCAACCCGAAAACATCCACAGGGAACAATGGCTCAAACCTTCATTTCGTTGGTGGGGCGGGATTAGACCCATCCAATCCTAAAACAGGAGGTTCTGCCTATATCTATGGTGGTGCCGGTGTCAACGGAGGATTAAACGGTTCTACCCTTATCTGCTATGACGGAACAACGTGGAGGGGACGGTTAGGCATTGGTGGTGCCGCTGATTCAGCATACCTCGTTAAAATCTCCGGTGACTTATGGGTGACAGGAACTTTCAAATATGATGCTACTCCCGGTGGAGGCGGTGGTGCAGGGGCCGGGGCAGGCGCTATGATTATGAACTCGTCAGGGGAGGTAATATCACCTACTTTTAAACAGCTTATGGATGCCGTGGTAGGATCTACTGTGACAGCTAAATCGGTATTATGGTTCAACGGTACTTCGTACTCTGCCATTGCGTTAGGGGCTTCATCAGACAAATATCTAAGGGTTAATTCATCCCTCGACCTCGAAGTTGCTGATTTGGTACTTACAGGGAAAGTCGTGGATGCTTCCGTGTCTGCGGGTGCCGCCTTATCATGGTCAAAAATGGCTACGCTGGCAACCTCGACAATACCTGCTTTGGATGCTGGTGGCTTAATGGTATCTTCGGGTGTCGCTGCGGGGAAATTAACTTACCTTACCAACGTATCATCCGATATTCAGGGGCAACTTGATGCCGTTGTCCGTAACGTAATATCGTCAAACATCATCATTGCCAATACCGTTTTTACTGATGCCAACCTTCCAAACCAAATTACCCTTGACACCACGGGAGGGTCAAAAACCGCTACTTTACCATTGATTTCCACTCTTACCGATGGGACTGTAGTAGAATTATCTCAATATGGTGCCAATACGGGGACTATCGCTAAAAACGCGGGAGATACTGTCTTTGTGGACAAAACCGGAGCAGACGTAGCAACTTTGGTACTTTCAGGTGCCGGAGGTTATGCCAAACTAAGATGTGACCACGCTACTTCTTCGTGGTATGTACTTGCATGGATTTAAAAATTTAAAAACAGATAAATTATGAAGATATTAGTTGACCAGGAAGCAAAGACCAGAATTGAGGACTTATGCCATGTTGCTATGGTAAACACCAGCAGGGAATCCTTTTTATCAAACCTCGTTGCTATTAATAAAACTCTTATGGCTGTTGAGTTGATTCCCGCTGTTCCAGACGAAAAACCCGCTACGGATAACGCAGCGGGTTAATGATATCCCTATGATACGAACACGTTATGAAGTCAGGCAGTTGGTAAGTCCTGACTTCGTTCGTTAGGGGCATTCTGTTTCGGTTTTCCGATTTTTTCATTCAGGTAAGCATACTCCCGGCACGCCATTGTCCGGTTTTCCCAAATTCCAAAAATTCAGGAGTGTTGAGTGTGGCTTTTGCTAATATTTCAAGCGATTGGGTCATATAGATTTGGTTTTAAATTCCACAGAGACCATCGCATTCATCAATCATCTCCGGGAACATGTTTAACTGATTTTCGTTTTTAAACTGCACTTTGTCAAGCGGCACACAGGATGAATGAAGGAAATATATAACCTTTGTAAATAAGTCTCCGGTTTTTACTCTGCCTTTATCTCCTAAATTATTCATAACCGTTTCCATTTCAATAGCCCTTTGAAATTCAGATGGATGATATTTTCTTAACCAAATCCAGTACCGATCTGAATGAAACGGGCAGAAGAAACAGGATGATCTTTGTGCTGGCTTAACTCCCTTTTCTTTCAGGTATTTAATTGAATCGCCACGGTTAATGAAGTTTTCTACCAGCGGATAATAGTTTTCACGCCTCTTTAATGGTGATACTTTCATTCTGCTTCGTTCATCAAAGGATATTCCTAACCAAAACCGATACTTTTCTGCCCGTTTCAAATGTGAGTTAATCAGTTTATTGCAGGGTTGCGTTTTAAAGCCGGAAGTACACTGTCTCATTAACATTCCCTTTGTGCCGTCCAATGCAAGCGTAAATAACGGAGGAACGGATGTGGTATAAAATTGACCGTTACGATCTTGTTTTTTACCGTTTTTAAGATGATCCACCAATCCATTTTTATGCTGCGTTGTGAAAATATCAAAATCATACTTTTGCTTTACATACCCGATGAAATACCGGATATACTCATTCACAAATTCAGGTTCGGCACCCGTATCAGCGTATACTGCGAAGTCGGGACGGGGTAAGTTATAATCTCCTTCCAATGCCATTATAATTAAAGCTGATGATTGGGTTCCTCCTCCGTAACTGACTATTTCCTTCATAGTTGTTGGTTCCATATTTCAAATAGTTCTTTTGTATTCTTTATAATCCATTCCCCGTGTTGAATATTATATGATGTTGATTTCCATATCATCCATGATGATTCTGAATCATAACACCGAATGAACCCCTGACTTCTGATCCATTCCGAAAACTTAATACAAGCCGTCTGCATGGCATCTTCTACTTCGACAGGACGAACCATATTCGCCTCGTTCCCAAATTCCAAAAATTCAGGAGTGTTGAGTGTGGCTTTTGCTAATATTTCAAGCGATTGGGTCATATAGATTTGGTTTTATGGTTTTCTGATTCCGTTCTCACCCGCGAGCATTCCTTTATCTGCCGTTCCCTTACCACAGGGAGTTTAACCCTGTTCTGACGGGCAAGCGCAGTCAGCTTTATGCTATGTTTGTTGTTTTTCATTGGGTTTGTAGGTCGTTAAATTGTTCGATTGCTTTGAAGATTTGGAGAGCAATAAACGGTACAATGCTATTTCCAAGTGCCGTTATTCTTTTATCTCTGTATAGTCCATCGGGTATCCCATCATATATTCCAAAAGATTCGGGCAAAGCCTTTTTCCGGTTATTTTTGCATATTGTTCGGCTAAATTCCCATTGGGGTGAGTATCGAATCTCTTGCTTAAGGATTTTGCCGAAAATGAGGCTCTCTTGTTCCCGTCCGATGCTGTGGGGGTAAGCCACAATCCACGTTCTTTCACGGTAATGTGGTGCGCCAAAGAAAGAGGCTGGTAAAACACACCATTCCGCATCGTACCCGATTTCGGAAAGTGTTTGTAATACGATGTCGATTCCTTGCTTCGTGAGTGCCTGGACGTTTTCTGCGACCACCCAGGGGGGGGTAATTTCTTTAATTGCCCTGAGCATTTCAAACCACAATCCTGATCGTTTTCCGTCAAGTCCATTGTTGATATGCTCGTTATTACTTGTCCAGCTTTTTGCATAGCTAATATCTTGACATGGGAATCCTCCCGTAAGGATGTCAATGTTTCCTCTGTGAATAGAGAAGTCTGTTTTGGTGATATCGTCGTAACTGATTGCATTGGGCCAGTAGTATTTTAAAACTCGTTTTCCAAATTCATTCCATTCGCAGTGAAACACATTTTCCCATCCCATCCATTCTGAAGCCAGATCGAAGCCGCCTATTCCGGAAAATAATGATCCATGTCTCATTGTTTTTCTGTATAAACCAGGCTAGTATAGTTAGCCTGGGGGATTTACTTAATTAATCCGGTGAACTATTTTGAAACCAGCAATGGGCTTTTCGAGGTTTGTAGTATCCCTGACGGTATCGTAGTCAATGATATACCCATTGTAAATAGTATATACTGCATACTTCTTTACAGGATCTTTATGGATACTAAGGAATATTATAATTCCCATTAATATTACTGTCGCCGGAATAACTATATAATCCTTCATGTCGTTTTCACTTTAAAAATCAAAGATACAACGGTTGTTTGCTGATTCGACTAACAAGGTAAGGAAATTTGTTTTGTTTCCCATTGACATATATCAATCAAATATCATTCCATTCTTCAATCTGCATCTGCTTGAGTATTGCTTTTCTCTCTCGTTCTGTTACATCACCTGTGCCGTCGCAATCAGGACATGAATGGTTATCGAGTACACCTGTTCCCCCGCAACGGGGGCAATCGGATAAATCTTCGGGATTACGTGCCATAATGTATAAGGGTTTAAATTAGTAAATCATCTTCTTTTGCTTTTGGTTGTTCTTTAAGGACAAAGATACGACCGCTATCAATCCACTGCTGCCATTTACCGTAAAAGTCATAACCAGGTTCGGCACGATGTTCCTCTAAGCATTCCGTGTAAAAAGGGTAAACAAAGAAATGAGACGGGATTATCTTTCTCCCTTTTACTACCAAATCCTTCATTGACACCCCCTGAATGTCTTTAAACTTATCCATGCCATGATTTGATACCCACATAATCAAAAGGGATTAATGATATGATCTTTCCAAAAAGACTGAACATCGGTTTCTTTCTTTTTCTTAGGGTCATAAAATACCCATGTTCTTTGTTCAGGGAATGAGACAATAGACTTATGGCTTACGTCTCCCGCCTTTAATGCTGAATGTGGGATATGACCCTGATTTTGGTTATCCACCGAAATCCCCGTCCCCTGTTTCTTTAACTTCTCCTGATGTTCCTTGCTCTTGTATCTGCTCATATAAAGTATGGGTATTGAAGTTTTAACGTTTCAGATAACTCGTAAATTTTGTTCCAATCGCAGTTATACTCTTTGGCATAACGTTCCCTCTGATCGGAATATCCATGGTCCAATAGCGTATGTTCTTCGGGTAACAGTAATTGGACATTAGGTTTATACAGTTTGTATCGCGGGAACTTATTAAGTGCTTTTGATAATACATGGGCGAAACAAACATACCATAAATCAGTTCCGGGCATTATGTTAATGGGTCTGCCTGAAAGAAAAGAAACATGAGGTCTTTCTTCCCATATCTCCATGAATATCTCACTTTGTGTTGCAATGGCTTCCTTGGCTTCACTGTGTATGGTAGGATAGGTTAATTCGCTATGGGTGGGCTTGCGTACCACTCTTGGTCTATGACCCCGTATAAGGCTTCTTTTGCCTGTTTCCGCGGAATTAGCCTTATCCATCTTTTCAGCCATTTTCACTTTCTTATCTTCCTGTTTCTTTACCCAATCTGAATCACTACGTGACTGTTGATGCCGTTGGCAATAACCATGAGAGAAACGAGCAGATTTACATTCGGGGAACAGACAAGTTTTAGCCATTATACTTCGACTATATCAATGTTATATAACTTCTTAATGATTTTTTTCTTACGCAAATAAACATTGGTTTTTATCCCTTTACAGTCAATAATGGCTGTATGCCCGTCAGCGTAATCAACTTTAAAGTCAGCGATATACTTTACGTGCTGAATCATGGTTTTATCCGGGTCTGTGGGATTTGAATAGGTAATAGTGTATGGGAATTGAGGTTGAAGTTCTATGTTAATCACTTCTCCGTATCTCTTATATACCTGTAACGTAATGTAGTAGTCCCGTTCTTTTAGACTGTCGAACTTATGCCCGTCATACTCACATTTGACGTTAAGGTATTTACTTGCTTTGCCGGTTTTAGGCTTTTCCGGCTGAACCGACGGGGTCCCTTGGTCAATAATCCGACCTTTCAGGTGATCCACAGACTTCCAACGTAATGATTTAACCATTTTAGTATTACTTTTTAAATGATCTTCCGGCTTCCATTAATTGCCGGTTAAATGAATTTATATGTGAGGAATCTGCTTGTTGAAGTTTGAGGGGGATTATATATCTCCCCGGTTTCCTGGTTAACTCCCGTAAGCACCATGGCTTCGCGAACTTTGATTTGTTCTTTGAGTTTTTCCATCTGCTTGTACATCTCGTTGAGGGTAGTATCACCGCAGCCGGTATAGTCACGTGTGGTTTTGGAACCTAATGTTATTTTGGCTCCCTGAAAATCGAAGGTTTTACCTCCTTGTTTTTCCGCTTCGTCAAGGACATAATCTTTTACCCGATCATTTTTTCGGATCTTCTCGATGGTGTCCAACATGGCTTTTAGCCTTATGTCGACGGACAAGGGATCAACGTCACCTGACAATATCTCGTCAATAGCCTGTTCTGCAAACTTCTGTTGCTGAACCTTTGAAAATGGTAAGTTGTTTAATACTGGTAATGCTGCCATGGTTTTATGATTAAAGGGTTAAATTATTCTGTTACAATCTTACTTTCACGTAAATAAATGTGGTTTGGTTCGTTGCCTACCTGCTTTGATACGATCTCAAGGCAACATTGGATATTGTTTTCTGCAAAGAAATTGATAATGTCCTGTTGGTTATCTTCGTCAAGCAAGGAGAAATCTTCAACATAGGTATAGGGGAGGTTGATATCTTTACCCATGGACTTCATCGAAGCGATAATAAGCATGGGAACAGTCTTTATGAGTTCTCCGGTGGAAAAGTTTGGCTTTTTCAGATACCTTCCCTGTAACATCAACTCACCATCATCATTAATTGTCAAATCGGCAAATGGGAGATTGAATGATTTTATTTTCTCCGTTCTCTGTGACTGCAATATCTCCTGGTGACGCTTGTTTTCATCCAATGCCTCAATGAGTTTGTCCCGCCTTGTTACGGATTTAACGTATTCAGCGTATTTGTTGGCATTCACGTTGATCTCGGAAGCGGAAGCAATCTGATTGTCCAGTTCATCAATTTCAAGTAGTTCCTGCGGTATCATGGATAAATTGAGTTTCTTACTGTATTCCGTAATGTAATCTTTGCTGTTGGGGATTGATATGTTAAACTCATTTATCTGCTGTTCAAGGATGGGGTAGTATGTGCGAAGGTAAGCCACAGCACCTTTAGACTTAAAACCTTTACACGTTGCCTTAATAGTGTCACGGAGTATAATTAACTCCTGTAATGATGTTTGATATTCTGTAAATTCAGCTTCGCAGGATTCAAGTCTTTCGGTAAGGTCGTTACGGTCAAGTCTTATCGTTTCCTGAATACGATTATATTCCAGCCTACGGGTCTTTTCGGCAACAAGGGCGGAGACATCAACACTTTCACATCTGGGGACTTCCGTCAAAGTACCTATATCCCTTATTTGGCGGTTTATGATTGTAAATTCATCCTTTACTGATTTAAGTGACTTATCAATATCAGAAAGATCAATGCCGAGTGCTATGCTTTGTTCCCGCGGTGTCAGGGCAATAAACTTTTGAGGGGAAATAAGGAACAGAGAAAAAAGTTCATTAAGGAATCGCTGATCTAACACTATGTCGTCGGGGGCATCAAAGGAAAGTTCAGTTCCATCCTTAGTAATCTTTCTTGTGACGGAAATATCATAGTTTTTCTGAATGTCATGGAGTACGATATTCGTTTTGGCTGATTTGCCTTCTGCCCCGATAACCTGATATCTTTCAGCAATAACGGGGGTGCTGTCTTTGCTTGCTGCCTTGGTTCCCACCCCTTGCATGGTTATCCATAGTATGTCAAGTCCAATGGTTGATTTTGCGGACCCATTTGGCCCAACTAAATAAGTTAATGACGGGTCGAAACTTACTGATATTTCTGAAAGACCCTTTAGGTTTGTCGCTGATGCTGATTTTAGATTATAACTCATACTGATTTATGTTTTTATGATTATGATTGAATAAGTTCAGGATTTTCGTGAATATTTCCAATGATTTCCATTTTGGAACATGATGCATCCATGATATATTTCTTGCCAATTTTTGTTTTGTAATAGAATCCAGATGCCATATTTTCACAATCTCCATAGCATACTTCAAATATTACATCACGTTCTGGAGTGGCCAAATAGTCACCCTCGCAAATATCCTTTCTGTTTTTGTCTATACGTCCAGTGAATTGCTCAATGGCACACTCATTCGGTTGAATCTTTGATATAAAGTGTTTTTGCTCAATTATGTCAAATTTTTGAGCATCGCAAAATAAGTTATCTGCTGTAAATCCGTAAATATTAGCTACTGGATATAATCTTTTGCGTTTTTTATCCCACACCCTAAACTTAATTTCCCTGTTCATTTGTTTTGTGTTTTTAGGTATATTCTATTAATTTCTTCATTTCGCATGATTCGACGGGACACTTTTTGCAATGAGGACCCTTGTTGGTAGGCCAATCCCATTCGGACCATTCAACCAACTGCTCCACTGTTTTCTTAATTCCTTCTGTCATTTCCCTGTGACGTAGTTTAGCTTCATTGTCGTTTGGGTGACTTGTAATGGTCTTAACAGGAATGATGGAAAATCCCGCGTCTTTAGCCTTATAGTCAAAAACAAGGTTAATGAAATTCATCCTAAATACCGCGGAATATGTCAATGCTTGTAAATGTGACATTTTATCGGGCAGTGACCAACAAAAGGAGTTCCACGGTTCCCTTGCTTTAAAGAAGTCTGAATGACGATCAGCGGTAAGTTTAAGGTCGAGTATTGCAAGTCCTTCGTCAATATTCCTCCATTTAAAGGGGCTTATGATGTCCGCCACGACTTTCAAATAAACCTGAATGTCGGGGAACCCTGTGTCGAGAATAGGGACATTCTGCTCTACCTGGGTATTGCGTTCATCTATTAAGATACCTGATTCATCCGCCAACTTTTTAAACCTTGCTACGGCTTCTAAAATACGTTCTTCATTCTTTTTTATCTCCCCTGTTCGGGTGTTTCGGGGTAATCCGCGGGTCTTACCGTATGCGCCTGAACCAATACATAACGTCTCAAAATACGTTCCAAGTGACATTGCCGGACTTGACGGATATTTGAATGCGTGTTCAATGTTGCATTTAAGAACCCTGTACGCACATGCATCAGGTCGCAGGTCCCATGAACCAATCCATTCGGTAGATGTTCCCGTCCAAAAGATAGACTTCATAAAACTCTGGTTTAGTATGATGGTCTTTATCTTACCGTCAACGATTTCACAAAGTTTTATGGGGGGCTTCTTCTCGGAAAAGTCCTGAATAACGGGTTTGATAGGGGTACCGTTAATTATGTGATCTGCGATCCTGATATAGTCCTGTGCTTCTGACATCGGGTTTACTTTGTATTGTATGCACTATGTATCTCGCAAGGGAATACATATCCGCAGGAAGGCTGTTTGATGCACACAAACGTTTTCCCATCCCAGGAGATATCACACACCCCTCCCGATGATTTACATTCACACCATAGAGTGGTGTTTCTCCCCACCCATATCCATTCATCCCCCTGTTTGGTGTAAAGCAGGATGTAGGCAATGGTATGATCTTCGTAATATTCATCTGAATAGGTGAATCGGGCATGAACAAGGTAATACACTTTCAATGTGTCGGCAGATGTAGTATCATCCGTCCCGACAAGGGTATCAGACAAAATGGAGATACCGATAACTTCATTCTTTCCCATTGTTCCCAAATGTTTGCTAATAGCATTTGCCACTGCCATGCCACAAGTATTTAGTTGTGTTTCATTCATGGGCTTGGCTACCTTCCCCAATTCCTTTTTCTCTATTTTATGCTGGAAGTAAATATATGTAGGAATTGTTAAAACAAGTATTGCAATAAATACTACTGCAATGATGATGGCTGTTGAAATTGATTTTTCTCTCATGGTTAAATTGTTTCTTTGGTTAGAGATGAAGGTGATTTGTAAAACTCGTCAGCAAGACGAATTAATTTTGAGGTAAGTTTCTCCGGGGCTACTCCGTCAGTGTCGGGGAGAAAGGTATAAAGCCATCCGGGGGCAACAACCATCCCGATATCATCCCATGTTTTTCCTGCATTGATACAGGTGATGGCTGCTTTAAGGCAACTAACGCGGGTCCATACAATATCCCTTGTCGCCGCCTTATCAGCCATAAGCCATGAATATAAAAACTTGAAATTTTGGCTCAACTGTTCCACGGAAGCAGGAGCATAACCAATCTCCTGAAATAATCTTATCGTCTGTTCAATGGCCTGTGACATGGCGAATTGATGAACTACAGTTGGGTCGTTGTAGGCAGATGGTTTGTCCTTATACGCTTCTTTGATATGTGCGCCTTTGGCTTCTTCCGTCTGTGGTTTCTTAAACCCCTTAAAGCCATACTTGCCACCCTCTTTTGTTTCGAGGGTGTACTCTACTGATACACCGGCTTTCCACCACGGGTCAGTATCTTTTGATAATGCTGTACCTTTTTTCCCGTCAATTTCCACGAACCATTTGTAAAATGTTCCGTTGGGGCTTTCCCATGTCTGGTGAATGCCATCCTCCATAATGGGGTCACGCTTAGTTATCACGTGAACTAATCCTACTGTAAGTTGTGCTGCCATTTGTTTATTGATTTTAAAGGTTAAATTCTTTGCGGGGGAAGTGAGAATCGAACTCACGGAATCCAACTAACGAAGTCAATGCACTATGGCAGGACCCGCCATCATTCGTTATTCCCCCTTTACTCTTATTCCCCTGTTTTGTCGGGGTCTGCATTGGCAATGTCAATTACCTGGTCGCTGTGGCTTTCGGAGATTTTTAATACTCTTGCTTCCGGGTGTTCTACATCGGGTTCCATCTCCAATTCTGGAAACGGTTCATCTTCCGGTGGAGGGATTGCATGAGATTCGATGTCGCTATGGATAGCGTGTAATGCTTCTGACGGGTCTTTCTTCGGTTCCGGTTCACGACCCTCAATGTCTTTATGAAGCATTCCTTCGTAATCCTTCGGGTCCATATCGATCTGCCCAAGGAAGTTGTTACGTTCCTCCTGTATGGCAAGCAGGGCTTCGGGGTGACTTTTCTCGATATTTATCTCGATATCAATCCACGCGTTTATCCTTTCGTCAATGGCGGTTCCCATCAACGTTTTCTGCGCTGCGTTTCTGCGGATGGTGAGTTCCATCCATTCAACGTTCTTTTTCATTTTCTCAAGGCTGTTAACCTCATTCGCCGGGGGGCTGAATTGTTTTCTTCTGGACATGATTTTAAGGGTTTAAATGTTAATTGTTTTGCTAATCGGATATATTTGTCGTATTCTTCTTTTGCTCTTTCTTCACTCATTCCTGCGTACCATTTGATAAGGTCAATGGCTCTTATTTCAGCAAAATCTTCCATTACAGCATGAAGTGGTTTATCCATGCTTACTTGAGTTAAATATTCTTCTGCCGTGGTCATAGGGATAAGTATTAAAATGGCAATCCATCTCCTTTTGGTTCATCGAAAATGTCTGTACTTGTCAATGGAGGGTGTTGGGGAGGAATCCTGTGTTGCGGAGGTTTGGCAATGGGCTGTTTCCCCATTGGCATCGTAGAACTACGTTCCCACGGCATATCGTTCATGGGAGGGTTAACCTTCTTCTGATTTGGGGGATCAGGCAGTTCGTCAAAGGAACTGATAGCATTGTCAGAATTACCAGGTTTCAGCGGGTCATTACTTAATGGCTTTTCAGGTAATTCCCACGGAGCAGGTTCTTCTTCCTGTGCTGGCCGCATCCTAACTGTTTCATGTTGTGCCGCGGGTTGTGCCGGAACATGATTTTGTGGCTGTGCGGGTTGTTTCGCAAAAAGATCGGGTTTTGATTGTTCTACCCTTTCAGATACTTTATTTACGTCCTTAATCTTTGTTTCAAGTGCAACAAATCTTCTGGCAAGTTCCAGTTTGTCACTAATTAAAACATTGACCAAATCAGTGGTCAGGGCAAACAATTCATTGAGTAAATCTTTATCGGTTGACATGGTTGATTGGTTTTATAATTTGATACCTGTTACTTCTGTGAATATTGAAGTGGTGAATCCTGGGATTGATTTCACCAGGGTTTTATTTTCCTCCGACATATTCTTCCACCATAATTCACATGCTTCTTTGAATGATCTTTTTTTAAGATAACCTTCGGCAACATAAAATTTAGGGTTATCAATTTTTTCCTGATCTGTCATATTGCTTTCATAAATCCATTCAACAAGGGTGAATGAAGATGAAAATAAAGCACGGTATTGTCCTGTGTTGCGAAATTCAGACATCATTACCGTTGCCGCACCGTTGAAAATAGCAGTAGGTTGTTCTACGGTATTAAATATCCCTGCGGAAAAGTCGGTAGTATTCATGTCCCCTGTATTCATGTACCCGGTATTCCTGTCCCCTGTATTCATGTCCCCTGTATTCCTGTACCCGGTATTCCTGTCCCCTGTATTCATGTACCCGGTATTCCTGTCCCCTGTATTCATGTCCCCTGTATTCATGTCCCCGGTATTCCTGTCCCCGGTATTCCTGTCCCCTGTATTCCTGTCCCCTGTATTCATGTCCCCTGTATTCCTGTACCCGGTATTCCTGTCCCCTGTATTCATGTACCCGGTATTATTTTTACCCGTGTTCCCACTGCCTGTATTGATTAATCTTAAAACTTCATCCCATGTTAATTCACGAACAATTTTAATTGTGCAACAACATGATTTATCATCTCCATTTTCAACATAACCATGTGCTTCAATCTCACAAACCCGGTTGTCCGTTGAGAAATTGTAATAGTTGAATAAATGAGATGAATGTGTGTGGAAGTGGAATCCATTGTGGCAAAGTGAAGGGTTCCCTTTTTCAACAAATGTTTCACCTACTTTAAATTGAAAGTTACGACATTTTAAATCTTTGTCAAAGACTTTCCATCCTTTAACTGTTTCTGTGGTCTGTGTTCCCATGGGATACAAATTTTTGATAAATATACAACATTAATTCATAAAAGCAACAAAAGTAATAAAATATATTTTTAAAATGGGGGTTGGTTATCAAAATTGGCATTGGGATATATCACGTCTGATGGTGCTTCGACTTGTGGCATTTCAAAAGTGCTATCAATTTCTTCAAACAGGCAAAAGTCAGGTTCCACGAAAAACCTTATAAGGCTTTCTTCATCTCTTTCTGAATGACCACGATTGGTAGCAACGTCAAGTATCCATACATTCTGTAACACTTCTTTTTGGTCCCCGGAGTATTGGCTTAATAAGTCTTTATAGTATCGAGGATAGTTAATGAGTAATGTTTGAAAAGCTACACGTTTCCAAACCTCCGTACCTTTTAAATTTACTAAGCGGGGTCTGTATCCATTACTCAATTCTGATTTGTTGCTCGCGTCGTCGTTATAATGATGAACAGGAATAATCAATGCATGAGTTTGTCTTTTTATTTCAAGTATTTCGTTACCTATGTAGTCATACATTTGGTTAGGGTCATATTTGAAGTCGTTACGATCATCCAAAGATAGCACGTTGTCAATTATTAAGATACAGAGTTTCCCCGTCCGTTCAGCGCAAAACTGTTTAAAAGCGGTTCCTATATCTTTTATCTTCATGGACTGATCTCTTATCTTAATATCAAAGGATTGCCATACTTTCACCCATTTGGATAGTTCGGGGTTGAAAATCTTATCGAACAAGCGGAACTTTATGCTTTCGGGGCGGAGGAAAACCTTTGAAGAAAGATATATCCTCAGCTGTTCCTTTGCTGAATCTTCTAATGATACCCAATAGCAAGCGATTTCATTAGGGTACTTTTCTGCCAAGGTAGTTATCAGGTGATTGGTGAACCTGGATTTTAACCCTGCCTTATGAGAAGCTGCAAGCATGATCTTGTCAGCACAGATAGATACTATATCATCAAATTGCTTGTGTCCGGTAAGATACTTTTTAACGGTACTTAACACTTCTTCTTCTGCCGCCGAATCATCCGAAAGTCCCATTTCCCGGAGAAATTCATCACCCGCTGATTTGGCGGAATGAACTTTTTTATACATATTCTCCGGGCGGCAAAGGGATAATTCATCTATTGAATCATCAAGTAAGTCAATGAAGTCTATGGTCCCTTCGTAGGACTTGTCCATCATCCGTTGGCTTATCTCAATGAGTTTTCTACGGATAAATAACGGGTAAAGGGCCGTATGGAACCATGTGCTAACGGAGGTGGAAGAACTTACTCCATCAGTGTATGTGGTTACTCCGTAGGGTCCGTCAACTTCATTAAGTCTGCCTGTATCCCTAAGTTCAGCGGTAACGGTAATAATATCAATAACAGTATCCTTATGATGCAATGACAGGATAGCATTACACATGTATTGGTTTTTCACCAGGTAAAAGTGTTCCGCTTTCATAACTGAAAGTACCTGTTTGGCTGCTGCCGTTTCAGGTTCCACCATTATCGCGCCAAGTATAGCCGATTCCACCTTATTATCGTGTGGCATGGGCTTGTTGGTATCGTCAATGACAACGGGCTTAAACTTTATGGAACTTTTGTCTGAACGCATTTAGCTGGTATTTTAGGTTATCTACTGGTAGTTTACCAAAAAGGTATTCGTCACGTTCGGAAGATCCTTTATGGATGATATAATCTTTGTTCCATGCTCTTTTTTCGATGAACTGCTGAATCTCTAATCTCTTTGCCCTGTCTTTCCCTTGGAGATAACCGGAGGCTTCCGACTTTTTAAAGTAAAAGTTCCATTGGGCTATGTGGGCGGAATATTGATTTAGGATTAACTGCCACGTAACAGGCTCTCCGGTGATCTCGAAACGCATATTGGAGGATAAGACGTATAACAGGTCATTATATGCTGCCTGTAAGTCTCCGTCGCTAAAAATAGGCAACAAATCTCCCCTGAATTGCTGAAACGTGACAGTTGATTCTATGTAGTCCATGATTAGTTTACTTTTCCAAATGATGCTTCGTAGTATTCGTCTGTTCTTTTATCATTAGCATTGATATACCGCTTAATGATGGTTATGGTTCCTGTGGCGGATTTTCTTCTGTCATTGTCAAGTAGCTGAATCTCCCGCCTTATCAGGGCTAACCTCTTTTCTGCCGTTGTCATAATAGTTTTACAGTTATACACACTTTGGACTGGGAATTATCCAGCCGTAGAGTGACCCCGGAATAGTTTTAAGTACCTTGCTACGTTTATCTGGTACCTGCTGATCGTCTGCGGAATTGACATAGATGACTATTTCCGCCGCATCCATCCATTTAGTTACGTTATCCGTAAATGAATACGGATTAACGTCTTTAAATTTTATTGCCCGGAAGCCCGGTTTAAGGTCATTACGTGTAACGACAATACATTTAACCTTTTTCATTTTGTGGCTCTTACAAATTTACGTACTGTCATTGAATCGTACCCCAGTTGTTCAGCGGCTTTGAGTATCCCTTCAAATTGGAACATCGCTGTTCTGTCCCCGGAGTTGAGTATGCCACAAATGGTTGATATGCCTGATAAGGCGGTGGCATGGCATTTATTACCTGCTTCTATACCTAATCTTTTAAGGGATACATTAAGTAATGCTCTTGAAAATAAATAAAAGAACTGTCGCGGGATTACGCTTGTATCCCTTTTACGGCTTTTCGATTCTAAATCGTCTTTGGTTATGTTGAAGTATTCACATACCATCATCTTGATAGTCTCCTGACTTGTCAGGTTTGAGCCTATCTCTCTTTTGACTATATCAAGGTCGGTTTGAATCTTCTCTATGAGTGAATAAATTTCCTGGGCTGACATATTAAACAGTTTTAATAGTATATGACCCGTCAACAACCATTATTTCATTAGTTGAAATAATCCGATAAATAGCATGCTCTGAGATTTTACATTCAATGCGTGAATATGAAGATATGAACGCATTGCCCCCTGCCTCCACAGTGGCATTGTCCCATGCCTTCACAGTGGCATTGCCCCATGCCTTCACAGTGGCATTGCCCCATGCCTCCACAGTGGCATTGTCCCATGCCTTCACAGTGGCATTGCCCCCTGCCTCCACAGTGGCATTGTCCCATGCCTTCACAGTGGCATTGCCCCCTGCCTCCACAGTGGCATTGCCCCCTGCCTCCACAGTGGCATTGTCCCATGCCTTCACAGTGGCATTGCCCCCTGCTAACAAATAGCCGTAGGTAACATTTTCATTTACGAAAACAGCTGATTCTGCGGCCTCTCCTTTTACAGATTCAAGGATGGTAACATCAATTACTCCGTGATTGATCGCCCAAAAGAAATTATCTTTAAGAACTACGAAAATATCAGGGAATGTCCCCGATTCTAATATTCTTTTAAATTCCGGTTTGCAAGCATTTTGGTCCTTGCATCTTTTTACGATTTCTGATTTGAAAATTGAAAATTTTGCTGTCATGGCTTTTGATTTAGGGTTATTATTTACTTTAGAGTTTGCAAATATAGTACATAAATGATATAAACGTACTATTTGATAAAAATAAACTTAGTTGTGCTCTGCGGTTAAAATTTCCTGTTCGATCTTGGCAAGGGCTTTGTTCATCTCCCCTATGTGTTCAGCAAGATTAAGGTAATCCTCCGTCGCTTTTTGTAGTGCAGCGATAAGCGGGTTGCTCGGTTCTACCTTTAAATCGAGTAGTGCGTGTCCTGTGGATGAAAGTTCCCCGGATAATGGTATCATATTATCCGCTATCTTATTGACATGGTGATGAATCAGGGTAAGAATTTTAACTGTTATCATGGCTGTATCTTTTGTTGATATTTGAAAGTTATTTGTTCTAACCAATTAATCTTCTTTATCCGTAACGAGACGGATGTATAGTTTAGGGCTTTATCCTTTTCTTTTAAAAAGATTTTTATTAATGCTTCATGTTTCTGCCCCGGATTAAAAGACGGGTTTTTTACTATTCCGTCAAATTTGGCGAGTAATCCTTTTGTCCGTAACATAGATCAGGGCATATAGATTAATTCAGCTTCAATGGCGGCACCTTTAAAGGTTCGGTGTCCTCCCTTAGCCTGGGATTCTTTTAAAGTTTCCACGTCCTTATCAATGGCTTCTTCAATGGCTTTTAGGTCTGCCACAAGGTCGCATTGGCAACCGGCTGTTCCTGTTAGAGTTATTGATACTTTCATATCGTTTGTTTTATTTGGTTTTTATATTGCAGAGGCCGCATTCACTGTACTGCCCGTTATTGTAAGGGCATGTAACCGTAATGTCGCGGGGGCATCCTACGGATTTTGGGGGCGTGTTTCTTGTCGTCTTTGGTTTTTTTGTTTTCATAGCTTTAGTCTTTAAACATTCTGGTTAAAGATTTTTTGGCTTGTCTGTTTTTTTCACAGTTGGAAATATCATCCATCCAGTCAAATGTCTGACTGTCCGTTGAATGAACTGAAATAGGGTTTTTGCTTAATTCTTTGGTAACGGTATATTGTCCGTAACCTGTCTTTTTCATGGAGTATTTTACTCCCCGGATAATTACTTGCTTTTCCATTTTAAAATAGTGTTAATTGATTTGTTGGGATATCGTTATCTTCGTTAATTTGCCCGTTTTCCTGCGTTGTGGGGTCGTTTGACCTGTATCCGATAAATTCCCCTGTCCTGACGGAAAAAACTTGATCTAAGCCTTCTATTAATAAATCAGGTGAGTACATCGGGCGATCTTTCATGGATCATGATTTTACTACTTTAATTTACAAAGTTAAGTGTTAAATGATTTGGGTTAACTGTTCTATTTGTCCCCGTAGCTGTTCCGATGTTTAGCATACTATTGAATATACGGGGCCGTCAATGTTGGGTTATCGGGGTTTTAAAGTACGAAATTTAATGATTTTAAAATATCTTTCAGGGATTGTTTTACTTCTTCGGGGATGTGTTTTTCACTTAAAAAACAAGTTACTGACATATAACTTTGACGGGATTATAATGTAACATTCATTGCCTTTTGGATAATATAAGGTATAGCGTTATATAAATCCCTGGCTTTATTCTTTGCTTCGTTATAGGCCCGGATATCGGCCTGAATTTTTTCCTCCGTGTAAAATACTTCTAATGAGTGGTCGCGGATAATGTTTTCAATATCCTGAACGGACTCAAGGATTTTACCATCTTTTAAAGTTCCTACATAATAGGAGGTATCAAAATATTGAGTGTATGCCGTATTTGGCTTTACATCATAACTTCCTCCGTTGATACAAACACGAACGTTGAGCCATACTCCGGTATTTGAATTGTTGAAATAAAATGAATAGTTAATATATCTGTCGGGATTTTCTTTTTTCCCTGACAAGTCGGGCAAAGGAACTAATTTTTTAAGGGTAGCGGATTTTTCACCGGTTACGGTGAAAAGTTTTTTATCCATCATCCCGCGGAGCTGCGGCAATAGTTGGTTTAACAGTTTAACGGAATATTGGTTGAGTTGGTTCATTCCTTCGGCTGTTACTTCTGCGGTGGTTCTTTTTGCGTTCATTTTACAGTTGGTTTTAATTGTGAATATTTACAGTTTTAAAATATTACTATATATCCAAATAAGGCAATTACGGTTAATATGACGGTGGCAAAAATAAATAATTATCGCTGCTTAAATGTTTCGGGTCTCATAACATTTGTATAAACATTTCCTGATCTTGTTGGCTTAACCCGGATTGCCAGTAGAAACAAATGGTTTTAATAAAGTCTTTACGGTATTGCCGCGGCATGGCGTTAAATTGGTCTTTAGCCTGTTTCCATTGTCCGTTAAAAGCTGACATTACAATTAATTCAAAGTATTGCATATCAGAGTTAAGATCGTAATTTTTGAGTAACTTTTTCATACATTTAGATTTTAAGGTTAATAATTTAGTCCCGTTCCTGGATAATCTTAATTTGAATACATAACGGCGTTCTTTGTCGGTCTCCCAATATCTTTTATATTCAGGTTCACCAATTACGGATAACTTAATTCCGTGTTTTTCGGCAAATTTAGCGGCATTTACTTGGTAGTCCATAGCTTTATATATTTAATGGTTTAAATTATTTACTCGGTTGTTTTGGCGGGGCCTTATTATTTCATCCTAATAAATTTGTTTTCGTTGTATAGCTTTTCGGCTAAATTTAAGTTACTGCAACCATTTAGGCAAATATCCCGCGGGCCTGCCCATATTTCCCGTATCTTCCTCCCGTTGTCATATTTTACGATCCGATATTCACCGGATATAAATTCAGTGTTATAAGTTATTTTTTGGCTTTTCATGGTTCAAAAATTTATAGGTTAAAATTTAGATTTGGATAAACTGACGGGATTAGTGTTTAATTGAATAAGTGTTACATACTCCGGTGATCGTCTTAACAGTAAAGCGGCTGTTTTTCCTGGTGAGTAACTTATATACTCTCAGGGCCCCGGGATCATTGCCTATTCCGTCTGGATTGGCATAATGGAAAATAACCCTACGATTGCGGGCTGTTGCCAAAATTTCAGTTATGATATTCCCGGAGTTTAACCAGGTTGTCATGTGGACAATGTTACGCGTTTTCATGGGACCAAAAATTTAGTGTGGTTAATAATTTACTTTGTTTACGTTCTTCAATACAAAGATAATACAATTACATACGATCCCGACAAAAGTATAGGGGTAATTAACTTTGATTATCAATGATATATATACGTAAATTATCCGGTCTATATCAATCAATCCATTGATATATATCAATGTAAAACAGGTAAAAATACCTGTGCCGGTGAAAATCTTTTTTCCCTGAATCGACGGGACAAACTTAATACCTCACTATCTTTGTATCAACTAAAAAAATAATATCATTATGAAACAATTACCAGAGATAGATAACTTAAAAGACTTGGATAGTTACACAATAGAGGTAAAAGAATATTTTGATCAGCGTTACGGCCACCTGTTCAATTTCCCTATTACCCTAATTCAGCGGACACTAAAAGTTTACCAGTATCAGTTGTACAAAACTATACTCCACAACAAAGGTAATAAGAACTCTATCTATACAACATCTATACTAATATCCTGGCTACTATACATTAACATCAAACACAATGGATTCGATAAACATTATATTTACGGGCTCCCCAGGAAATAAACTTATTGCCGTTTTCCGCTGCCGCCAGGCAGCCCCAACATTAACCGCTAAACGTTAAGCCCCCACCTAACACGTTTCTAACTAACGAGTTACAGAAACCAACAGGCAGCGCAACAGGCAGCATGTGACCCGCGCCGCCGGTAAAAAAAGCATTCTTTTCGGGGAAAAAAGCCAGCAGCGCAAACCGGAAAACGGGAACGGCGAAAGCCGTTTGCGTTGCGGCATAGGTAGGGGAGATCGGTGAGGATTGACCATAGCACATAGGGTTATTGGTTGTGAAATAGCAGGGGAATTGGTTACTGGTGGTATGTGTAACGCATTGATTATAATAGTGTTGTAGTGGTTACATGAAGTGATTGTTTAATTGGTTGCGTGGTGGTTGGTATCTTAGAGTAGATATTGACTTGCGTTGGGGTAAATGTTAACTTTGTACTCATACAAACACATACAAATGGAAAAGAAAGAGAAGCGTGAACCGTATTTAGTTATAGTTGGTGATTTGTCTTATGTGGTAACAGACAAGAAGGCGTGTGCGAAGTTGGTAGGGATATGTGTAGCTACTTTGAGCAGGAGGTTCATTGCGGGCGATGTAGTGAGGACTTATCTTGGGGATGTATATAGGAACCCTATACGGATAAAGAGTGGTAGGAGGAGCATACGGTAGTGTTGTATGTGTGTTTTTTAATGTTTGTGATAATCATACAATAAAAGTGTTATAGGAAAATGCCTAATTGGTTATATAGTCTGGTGTTTGATATTTTTATGTACCTACTGTTTTATCGGTTTTTAAATGTTGTATGTTAGATTAATTGATTGGGTAAGTCCCGCGGGGTTATGGTTTTAAGGGTTTAAGCACTTCCGATATGTGCATGTACCCATTTTCTGTTTCAATGAAATGGTTTTTCATCAGGTGTTCGTGGATGGTCTTTATAGTTTCTTCCCCGCAGGGGGATAGTATTACCTCTTTTTTATCTATTGACTTTGAGATGTTAATGAGTTCCCGTTCATTCCAGCATAAAATCATTATTGCGGGTATCTCTATTGGTTCTGGTTTCTTCGGTTTTGCCAATTTCGCCATATCCCCATGTCCATTAATACTGTTCGATAAGGCCAAAATATTCAGCCAGTTGTTCAATAGAGTAAACAACAGGGATACCAATCTCATTGGCCAGTGCGGTCTCCATGTCGGCTCCTACCGATTCTCCCGGCATCCGTAGCACTACGTCGCACGCTCGTAGCCAGTCAAAATCAAGTTGGAGCCAAAACTCTCCATCCCTGGGCTTTTCTGCATCCAGGAAATAGTTATACAGTGGGCAGTATGGGTTTGCTCCCATGTCGATAATCTTGTTACCCATTTCGAATGAATTTCGGACGTTTTGCTCCTTGTCTCCTATGGCCAATGGCGAGGCTATGTAAACTTTTACCTTCATACGTTGGTGGGTTGGGGATGGGTATCAATAACGCAGCAATGTAACAGGAATGCGTAGTTAGCAAGGTCCAGGATGGAGTCTAATACAGACTCATTCACAGGACTTTTATCAGAGTTAAGCAATACGCCCAGGCGGGCAAGTTTAACCCCGATAAGATTCGCGGTTACGAGCTCCGGAGTAGTGTTTAAGATACAAGCCACAGATTTGAAATTACTCAGCGCGTCGGTGTTGGCATAATCTGTATTCTTCTTGGTCAATATATATGCCTGCTGCTGGGTAAATTCGGCAAATAATTCAGTGAGTCTTTGTTGTGTCATTTTGTATCCTCCCCGTGTAAGTGTTTCTTGGATGGGTTATGAAATTCCTTTGGAGTAACTTTAACTTGCGTATGGGTTTCGTCGGTCCATTCGTCGGAGAAGTCTAATCCTGTGATGTTCTTAATGGCAGTTGAGTTACCCATTTTCCATAGTCTTTTAAGTTCTATGGTTTGAGGTTCACAAAGATGATCGGGTTGGTTTATACGAAAGAAGAAGTCTCTTTTTGTTATAGGTATAAGTGCCGCCAGATTAGGGGAGTTATCGTTTACTACGGTATTGGTTTTCACTTTGTTGTCGTGTCCTACTTGAAGTATCTGTTTAACTTCTTTGTCTGTTAGCCGGAATGATATTGGCCTATGTTCCATCTGATCAGGGGAAACGGGTTTTTCGGGTTCCGTGGCGGGGAGTTCAGCATCCATCCATGCGTTACAGACAATGGATTCAAGGGTAATTGACGTTGGTTCCTTCGATGTGTTACTTCTCTCCATCCAACCTGATCTTATACCTCTGGCAATGGCATCGTGAATCATTACAAGTTCCATCTCATTAAATTCATAATGCTGGTACTCATTCATTACCACATTAAATATCTTTTCTGTTATTTTCATATTGGGTTAGATTTTATAAAACGTGCCGTAAAACCAATTCATCGCTTTTTAGCGTGGATGGGATGTAAGCGACTCCTTTAACACTTACATTTTGTAAATTTAGACAAATATATTGGTTTGTCAAAATAATATTGTATCTGTGTGATATGTTTAAAGCGTTTAAATATCGTCTATATCCAAGTGAACCACAAAAGGAGCTTATTGCCAAGCATATTGGTAGTAGCCGTTTTGTGTATAATCTTGCATTAGAAACAAAGAATACAGCGTATTTAGGTTCTAAACATAACTTTTCTCCTTTTGACTTAATTAAACAACTCCCCGAACTTAAAAAAGAATGTGAGTGGTTAAAAGAAGTCAACAGCCAATCTTTACAGCAGTCAATCCAAAATATGGATATTGCTTTTAAGAAGTTTTTTAAAGGTGCTGGTTTTCCTAAATTCAAATCTAAACATCGTGGTAAACAATCTTTTTCTATTCCACAAAATGTATTAGTAGATGACAATAAACTTGTAATTCCTAAATTCAAAGAAGGAATTGACATTGTTTTGCATAGACCAATCAAAGGAACAATTAAAAGTGCCACAATAAGCGTTACGCCAACTGGTAAATACTTTGTTTCAATATTAGTTGATACTAATATTGAAATGCCCATTAAAGCACCGATAGCCGAAAGCACTACTATTGGTATTGATTTAGGTATCAAAACTTTTTTAGTAACTTCTGATGGTTTAGAAATTGAAAATCCAAAGAACTTACGCAAAGCACAATCAAAATTAAAATATGTACAACGTAAATATTCAAAAAACAAAGGCAATAGAACAAAACAACGTATTGCCTTACTACATGAAAAAGTAGTAAATAAACGCAAAGATTTTCTGCATAAAGTTTCAACTAAACTAATTCGTGAGAACCAAACGATAGCACTTGAAACATTGGCAGTAAGTAATATGGTAAAAAACCATAACTTAGCACAAGCAATTAGTGATGTAAGTTGGTCTACCTTTGTATCTATGTTAGAATATAAGGCTGATTGGTATGGTAAAAACATTCTTAGAATAGGACGTTTTTCGCCATCATCAAAGACTTGTTCTGGTTGTGGAACTATCAACAAAGAACTAACTTTAAAAGACCGTAAATGGACTTGTCCTAAGTGTAATTCTGTTCTTGATAGAGATAAAAATGCTTCCATAAATATTAAATCATTTGCTCTTAAAGATAAATTGAGTGTGGAACACACTCTTAAAAATCAGGACGAACTGCCTCGGTTACGAGGAGTGTTGACTTCTGAATCCCATCCCATCGCCTTTGGCGTGGGTGGGTAGTTCACATAGATATACTTATTTGATTTTTAGTAAGTAATAAATCTGCAATATTCTTTTTTGCCACATCATAATAACTTTCTTTCAGTTCAAATCCAATTCCTTTACGATTCATTTTTACAGATTGAAATACTTCCGATCCTATTCCCATAAATGGGGTAAGGACAGTATCTCCCTTATTCGTATAAAGGTGAATTAACCTTTCAATAGTCTGTAATTGAAGTGGGCATATATGTTTTTCATCCTTTTCATCCCTGCCATTTCTATATCCCTGTAATGTATCCCCGTAGTTAATATCCATCCATACAGGAGATGCGTATTTCTGCCACAAATCAACAGGCAAATCAACATTGGTGACAGGACTAACACGATCTCCGTCTTTTCTGAATATCAATACATAGTCAGGGATTCCCACCCTTGACATTGTGCTATCTTTCTTTATCTGTTTATGAAGGAGCCCAAGTGCTTTTGTCCTTTGCATTTCAACTACGGGATCTTTCCATATTGTCACCCTGCTTGCATAAATAAATCCAGCATCCTCGAATGAACGAAGTATCATTCCTGAAAAGTCTCTAAGGCCTATGAATCCATCCTTACCTTTTTGAATTGGTAAATCCATACAATGAACCGCCACATTACGGCCTTGCATCATTACCCTGTGAAGTTCTTTAATAAGAAACGAGAATTGGGTAACAAATTCATCATAATCGGTTACGTTTCCCATATCCTCTACATGGCTGGAATATGTATAAAGCTGTGCAAATGGAGGGGAAAATACGGAAAAACCAATACTTTCGTTTTCGACTTCCCTGATTAATTGAATGCAATCACCCCTTTTAATCCAGTAGTTATCGTTCTTTTCTTCGGTTATATCGAAGTCCCCGACTGATAAAGACTTTCCTGTTAAATTTGCATTAACAGCATCACTCATTTCTTTTTGCATGATTTCAAATTGTTTCTGTTTATGATCTATTGATGTTTTAACATTAGCCATCGTATCTGTTGTAATCAGATAAATATTTACCGGATGATTTTGACCAAATCTGTATGATCGTCTCATAGCCTGATACAATCCCTCAAATGAAAAATCCAATGAAGCAAATACCTGATTATGACAGTTTTGATAGTTCATTCCGAATGAAGCTATTTTTGTTTTGCTTATCAATACCCTAAACTCATTTTGACCAAATCCGAGTAGTTTTGAAGATTTCCATTCATTTGAATCAGAACCTTTTACCTCAACGGAACCTGGAATCAATGATTTTAGAATATCCCCCTCGTCGTTGTGTTTTATCCAAATTATAAAATTGTCGTCTGAATTGTTTACTATTTTAGCAACTAATGCCAATCTTATATCTTTAGTTTCTCTTAATTCCTGATTGAAATTTGTTGCAGATATTATGGCATCGTTGAAAAGCTGGCCGTTATCCTTTTTGGGAGTTTCAATCATTTTTTCAATTAATATCAATTCGGGGAGGTCGTAACCTGGCATTTTAAAACCAATATCCTCCGGTTTATTAAGCATTATTGACCATGACCCAACAAACTGGTAGAACATTTTAACGGCATGGCCCTTTAGTCTCCATTTGGCGGTTTCACCCCCGTCATGAACAAAGTACATTGCCAACATTTCATTGCGCCCCATAACGTCTAAAAACTCTGAATGATTACCTAATTCCATAGGGTCGTTTGGTGATGGTGTTGCTGTGCATGCTAATTTGTAGGGAGTGTCTTTGAATATGTCTAAAATTAATTTCTTTGTCGCACCTTCAAAGTTTTTAAGGATTGAACTTTCATCCAACACAATACCGGAAAATATAGAGCAATCAATATTTTCAATTTGCTCGTAATTTGTAATCTGAATAGGGTCATTCCCTCCTGTATATCTTACAATGTCAATGTGGAATTTTTTTCCCTCGTTAATGGTTTGCCCCGAAACAGCCAATGGTGCCAATATCAATACAGGTTTACTTGTGTGTAGTGAAACAATACGTGACCATTCCAGTTGCATAATTGTTTTTCCAAGCCCACAATCAGCGAAAATAGCATACTTGCCTGCTTTAATTGCTCTCTTTACAATAAACTTTTGAAAGTCGAATAATGAATTTCTTAACTCTGAATCTGTAACTTCAAATCCACTTAGGATATGTTTTTTCTGTTTTGAATTTAAAAAATTCTGATATGTGTCATTCATATAGTTCTTTTGTTTTTAGATTTTTTCTTTCCATTCAACTACTGTGGGATGTCCCGTTGATTTATCCGAAAGCCATACTAAGGCGGTGCTACTGAAATTGAAAACTAAGAAATCAATAAACTCTTTACCGTTCCCGTCTCTACAAAGGTATTGACCGGGAACCTTTGGCATGGCTTCACTTACCTTTGTCCATTCAACTTTCATTTATCAACCTCCGTAAGTTCAACAGTTATTAAATCATAATCAGAAAGTTGCCCTAATGCAATGGTGTTCTTTAGTATTAATTTTAAATCCTCCATCTCGGCATCCTTACCAAATAATTGAGGTACTTCGTTTTGAAATATTTCTGATCCTTCTTCAATGTCCTCAAGTACACCATACAGACCTTCGGTAGCCTTAACCTTTAATACTTTGAATTTCATAATGTTTGGTTTTTAAAATGTGAATAATTAAAAGTTATTTTCCCGCCTTCCTTGCCTTATTATACTTTTCGACACAATAGGGAATTGGCGGGTCAAGGCGGGTTCCTGAATCAATAATCATAGCCTCCACCAGATTACTTAGATTAGTCTTTTGCTCCCACCTTGCTTCATGTAGGGCATCATACAACTGCTGATCTACGCTGACTGTCAACGTAGCCTTTTTCTTACTGTTTTCTTTCTTTGTCATTGGTGTTTTTCGTTTTGGTTTTGCAATATTACAATATTATATATTCTCATGCAAGCCTTTATTCATATAGTAATTAACAATATTTACAAACATACAAAATAGTCGTACAAAACTACAATCTAATTATTTGGTTGTTTCTGTTGAGTAGTTTAACTTCGTATGTTTCTTCCACCCAGCGTATATTTCTCACCCCAACGGAGGTTCTGTCGTACTCGTCAAGCATTAAATCAACGATTTTCTTCACTGTTGGATGGTCAAATTGGTGTTTTTCTAATCCTGAAAGTAGGTGTTTAACGTTTACTGTCATACTGGTTCTGTGTTACTTATGTGTTTTACTTAAAGTGTTACTTCATGTTAGGCTTACGGGAAATGAAAGGTTCTATTTCTTCTTCCGTGGTGTTGTCCTCAATGGGTTTTTTAACTTGCTTTGGCGGGTCCGCGATGGGAACCGGAACCATTTTTTGACCTTCTGGAATATCATCATAGGTTATGGCTACGCATTCAACGTCAAGTCCAACTCCGGTTAGCGTTTCTTCAATCAGCTTCCGGTATGAGTTAAGGTCTGATTCAGGAATCCTGCGACCGATCTGAACGGTCTTTCCCCTTGTGTGCCTGAGATTAACCTGAATGGTGGATATGGTTATGTCTTTATTGTCTTCCATGTCTTATACCTCCTCGTTTAGCCATTTGTTAAGCTTTGACTTTTCTGCGCTGTCCGCTGATTCACGGAAATAAGCCCTGACGATGGATATGTGCCTTTCCCATGCAGCCTTCTCGATAACTTTAACAACAAAGTCCTTCAGCATTTTGTCGTTGGTGAGGTGAAGCCCTGTCTCCGTCTCTACCTGGTCAATTATTTTATCAGTTCGATTCATTTTTGGTTTTTTTCAAGTTCGTTTATTTCTTTTACGAGTTTATGTATCTGATCTACATGGTCTTTATCAATCTTCATGGCAATATTCCGCCAAAAGTCCCTGTCCCATCTCAACAATTTTAACTTTTCATTATAATGAATTATTAAAATGGCTAATGACGTTATATAATATATTGATATTGAGATAAATATTAATGTTGATGTTCCCATTTTTAAAGTTTTTAAGGTTAAGTGTTTTAAATTTGTATGGACAAAAGTTCTTCCGACCAATCATCCGTAAGTGTCGTTTCAATGGGTTCCGACAATTCCCATGCCCCGTCAGGGCATTCAACGAATAAGCAGCGGGTGTGCGTTTCGTCAATCCATTCAATGTTGCCGATCATCTTTGTTTGGTGTTAATTGGTTCTTACTCTTAGGTTCAGTCTCTATAAACACTGATACGTCTGAATTGACGGGAGAAAATGTTTTAAAAGCATTGATTATGCCCCGTCTTAATGAGTATAACTCCTTTTTGTCCTTTACCTGAATTTCATCATAGTTGACAATCGTTACGGTTACTTTCTTTACATTCATGGCTCGGTGGGTTTGGATGGTTGAAATTTCGTGGCGGGAAAAAATTGCCGCCGCCTTTATGTTTGTTCTTTATTTCTTTTTTTTTAAAGCTGGTAAGACTTGTTACTTTTTTTTAAGAATACATC